CTTACATGGGACAAATGGGTGGTGGTGGTGGTGGTGATTCTGTAACATCATCTGCTTATATGGGACAAATGGGTGGTGGTGGTGGTGGTGGTGGTGGTTCTGTAACATCATCTGCTTACATGGGACAAATGGGTGGTGGTGGTGGTGGTGATTCTGTAACATCATCTGCTTACATGGGACAAATGGGCGGTGGTGGTTCTGTAACATCATCTGCTTATATGGGACAAATGGGAGGTGGTGGTGGTGGTTCTGTAACATCATCTGCTTATATGGGACAAATGGGTGGTGGTGGTGGTTCTGTAACATCATCTGCTTATATGGGACAAATGGGAGGTAATAAATCAAAATTAGCCCAAACCCAAATGGGTGGAAATTCTAACCAAGATATTAATAAATTAATTTCAATGTTAACATCTGAATCATCCAATGGATCTCAAACTAATACTGAAACATTAGAAAACCAATTGAGAGATATTATTGGAGACAAACATAATGTAAGTGGTAATGCGATCCAACAAAATGCTGGATCAAGTATGAAAATAACTGATATAAAAGATTTTTTCATACAATTAAAATCACAAGGAGTTGATGTTAATGTAAAACTTGATAATAAATCATTAAGTGAATTTTTTGGGTTAGCCCAAAATACATCAACAGAGATTAATCAAACTAACGTAATTAGTGGTGGTGGTGGTGGTGGTGGTAAAGCAAAAAAATCTAGTCGCAAAGGAGGAAAAGGAGGAAAAGGAGAAAAAGGAGAAAAAGGAGAAAAAAAAATTAGTAGTTGTAGTGTAAAAAAATCAACCATTGTTATAAAAAATTCTAGTAGTGGTAACGCAAAAAAATCTAGTGGTGACCCAAACACTCCTAGTAAACCAATAAACGTTGGATTTCAAGCTTATTTAAGTTTTAAAAAACAAGTTGCTGAAACATTCAATATATCAAATGGACCTTTAGCAAATAGTATTGCATCCTTTATTAATACAAAAATGAAAGAAGAATATCCAGATTTACGTGCTGTCGAAATTGCTGTTAAAAACAAAGAGTTCATGCTCGCAAATATTAAGCTTATTAAAGATAAATTTAAAGATAAATTAAATAATAATTAACAAATAATTAACAAATATTAAATTTAAATATTTAATATTAATTAATTTCTAGTATCATTTTTTGTTTTTCCATCCAATAATATCAATTGGTTTTTTTTGTATACATTGATTTTCGTGTGGATCATTTGTTCGTACTAAATCATCATTATGTGGATCAATACTAGCATATAATTCATTAGATGAAGCAAATTCAACAGGAATACCGAGTGGACTATTATTTAAAATTATATTATTTTCTTCTTTTTTAAAAGAACATTGTTTTGTTACACTTACGGATTCTTTTATTTGATTATTATAATTCACGGCATTTAATGTTGTTTTTAAATGCAGATCACTAGTATTTATAATAATACTATTGTCTATTTGTCCGATTGGTATGTTTATAGTATCAATAATATTAGAATGTGTTAATGCTAATTCTTGTAAATGAACAGATGTAATGCCATCATTTTGTGTTAATACTTTTTTAGAAGCATCTGAAAGTAAATCTATTTTAATTAAAGATTTTAATAATAATTCGTTAGATTCTACATTATTATTATTTTTAATATTAATTGCAGCATTGCGGAAAATTAATAGTTTTGATATCAAATTATTTAAATATAGTGTATATGCTTGTGTTCTAGATGCTTTTAATTGTTTTTTTAATTTATTTTCTGTTTCAATATTTGTACTAATGAATTTATCTAAATCATCTTTTATTTGTGCAATAATAATATCAACATTTTGATTGATATTTTTTATTATTGATGAGGCACGAGGATTTAACTCTGCATTATCTGATTGTTCTGATTGAACTGGTGTTGTTGATTCTAAAATTGGTACGGTATTTTGTGTAAAATCTGCTGGTACTAAATCAGTATTTATAATTGGTGTATCATCTAATGATTTTTTATTTATTTTATAAAGTATTTTTTTAATTGATGATTTATTAATAATAACTAAAAACATAATTAATAAAATTATAGAGAGATCTAAATGATTATTAGCAAGTAATATAATTAAAATAATAAATATTATTTTGAATGTTGTTGTATCAATTAGTTTATCTATTGATGGTGGTAATTTAGGAATTATTAAAACAATTACTAAAATTAATAATAATGAAATGACTGTTCCAATGATATTTTTTTTTGACATAATAGACTTTGTATTATTACCTGTATTATTATTCATATTATAATAGTATTGAAAAAAATTTTATAAAATTGAATTTTTTTTATAAAATTGAAATTATAAAGCTTAAGATATATATTTTAATATAATAATAATGGACAAAATAATATTGTGTAAAGAAGGATATCTAATACCGAAAACCGATAAATATAAACATCAGATTGATACATTAGAAAAAGAATTACTAGTTGAACCATTTCAATTATTTACTTTTAAAAAAGAGTCAAATCTTAAATTTAAAGTATATCAAAAAAATCAAGACTATTATTGTATACCAAAATATTATGGTCTTGAAAAATTTGGTAATGCAGATATTAATAAAGAATTAGTTGGAGATGCAATTAATATTAATTTTAATGGAACATTGAGACCCAAACAAAAAGAAATACTTGATATTGTTGTGCCGCATATTAATGAAAACGACGGAGGAGTATTGGTTTTACCATGTGCATCTGGTAAAACAGTGTTGGCATTATATTTAGCAACATTATTTAAAGTTAAAACATTAGTAATTGTTCATAAAACATTTCTATTAAATCAATGGAAAGATCAAGGTGAAAAATTCACAGATGCAAAAATAGGTATTCTTCAACAAAATAAAATAGAAATTGATGGTAATGATATTGTAATTGGAATGTTACAGTCTATTGCTAAAAATAAATATGATAGTGAAATATTTAAAGATTTTGGTCTAGTTATTTTTGATGAAGCACATCATGCCCCATCTAAATATTTTTCAAAAGCATTACCATTAATCGCATCAAAATTAACAATTGGATTAAGTGCAACTCCAAAGAGAGCTGATAAATTAGAAAAAATTTTATATTGGTATTTTGGTAAAATAATGTATACATCAGTCGTTGAACAAAATGATAAAGTATTAGTTAATATAATTAATTACGATATCGACCATGAGAAATTTAAAGAATTTTACATGTATACTGGTGATATAAATCGCCCAAAAACCATCAATAAAATTGTTTCAATTGGACATAGAAATAAATTTATTGTAGATTGTATTGAAGAAATATTACAAGAACCGGGTAGAAAAATTTTAATATTATCAGATAGAATTGAACATTTAAAATCATTAAAAAAAAGACTCGATAAAAGAGAACTAGCAACAACAGATTTTTATATTGGTGGTATGAAACAAAAATTATTAGATATTGCAGAACAATCACAAGTTATTTTCGCATCTTATGGAATGGCATCTGAAGGTCTTGATATCCCTGAATTAAATACATTATTAATGGTATCTCCAAGAAAAGAAGTGGAACAATCAGTTGGACGTGTAATTAGAACATTAAATCCTATAATTAGACCACTAATATATGATTTCACAGACCAATTACCAAGTTTTATTAATCAGTGCAAACATCGAGTAAAGTTATATAAAAAGAATGGTTTTGAAATTAAAAATATACAAGTTAACAATAATGTAATTATTCAACAAGAATCATGTAATAAATTAATTAATCTTAAAGAATATGCAGATAATAACGACAAAGAATGTGATTTTATTGATTAAATAATCGACGAATCTAAAAACATTCCACAATATTCAACAGGATTATCTTCATAATCATCATAATCATATATTTTTATTTTAATAGCAACTTTTGTAAACTTTTTAAAAATATCTTGAAATAATGATCCATGTCCGATTTCAGGACATGCAAAATGCGCCATTTCGTGAATCATAACATACATTAATAAATTAATCCGATGCAACTCATTTGTTTTTTTACTTGTTAAACAAATAGATAATTCCTCACCTTTATTAACACTATAAGATGTCATATCAACTGTTGGGTCTGTTTCATATATTAATGTTCTTTTTTTATTAAAATTAGTGTTTAAATTATTAATATAAACTTTATAGTCTTTAAGATCGTCAGTATCTTTATTTTCAACTAAATAATCTTTTAGTATATACATTTTTATAATAATTTTTTTTAATAATTTTATTTTATTTTCTGTTAATTTATCATTATAGACACTTATTTGTTTGTTTCCATTATCGCCTTTTACAGATACAAAATTATTTTTATTTATACAAATATATATAATAATTATAATAATTACACATGATATTAAAATACTTTCAATCATATTTATTAATAAAATAATATAGAAAATAATTTAATTTAATAATTATTATTATTATTTTCTATTATATAATATATTTATATGGGTTCAACACAAAGTAAACAAAATCAAGGAAACGCTGATACATTAAATTGGAATGACCTTAACACTGATAATTTTAGTTCAACCAATCTTGTTAATCCATTATCTAATGATGCTAAACAATTAGTTAGAAATTTAAACATTTCAAATGCATCCGAAGCCATATCAGATGTTGATTTTAATGATATATTTAAAAATAAATATAATAAAGAAATTGATCAATCAGATGATTTAACAAACAGCTCTACATTTATTACATCTGAAATGTATAATAATTTAGTAAATTCATTAACATCAAATACATCTGAATTTAAACAAATGGGGGGTGGTAATAAACAATCGAAAAAACAAGTAAAAGTAGCAAAAACCCAATCGGAACCAGCGAGAAAACAAGTAAAAGTAGCAAAAACCCAATCAAAACCAGCGAGAAAACAAGTAAAAGTAGCAAAAACCCAATCAAAACCAGCGGAAAAACAATCAAAACCAGTGAAAAAACAATCAAGAAAAGCGAAACTCTCTGGACATGAAGAAGACAGACATTATCGCGACACATCAGAAGACAAAAGTGACACATCAGATAAAAAACGTGATGGCACATCAGATGAAGAACGTGATGGCACATCAGATGAAGAACGTGATGGCACATCAAATGAAAAACGTGATGGCACATCAGAAGATAGCGACACCCCACAAGAGATACGTGGTCGTAACGCATCCCGTGGTCGCGACGCATCTCGTGATGGATACGACTATGTATCATCATCTGCACACACTGGTGGATCATCTGAATTAAATAATAGTTCAGTGTCTAACGAAAATAGTAATTATACATCATTAAGTGTTAATACAGATGATATTAATATGGTTACAAATGATTATGATGATTACGAATAATTATAACAGTTTTTGTTTATTTAATTTATATATATAAATTAAATAAATTATTATTTTAAATTATTATTTTTTAATTATTATTTTCTAATTTTAAATTATTATTTTTTTTAATTTTAAATATTTTCCAATTTTAAATTATTATTTTTTTAATTTTAAATATTTTAGTTTATATTTAATATATTTTTGTTTAAATCCCACGTCGCTTTGTGCATACTCTCCAATATCACTTATAAATTGTTTATTTTCTCCATTATTCGTAAAGAAATTATAAAAAACATTATCTGAATTAAATAATATTTGTTTATGTGATAAATTAAAATAAAATTCAATTGCTTTTATAAATGATGTAAAATATTTGTTTGTTGTTTGTTTTAAATATTTATTAATACTATCATCAAAAAGAATTCCATTATTAAAATATTTTATAAAATTAATATAATCACCAATACCTATTATATTATTTGTATATTGGTACATCATAATTCTTACATAACTTTTTATTATATCTTTATTCATTGATGGATCACCAATATAATAAATAACACCAGATGTATCTAAAATAATAAATTTATAACCTAATTCTAATTTTATTTTGTGTGTATGTAAATAATCTATTATTTTAAATCCTTCAATATTTGGAATAATAAATATTTTATCATTTATATAAATAATATGTGCTGGATATTGTTCATTAGGTTCGTACAATGTCATATTTGGTGAAATATAAATTTTATTTTCAAGTATTTGTTCATAATCAGAATCTGTAAAATATTCAGAAAGCTCAAAACTATGTGTTCTCTTATCAAGAGATGGTAATCTTTGTATTATTTGAACTTGAACTTGACTTTGAACTTGACTTTGAACTTGACTTTGACTTTGACTTTGAGTTTTTGAATGTTCTGTTACTAAAAGTGATTTCATTTGTTCATAATCGCATAATAACTCATCTAAATGTGCGTGTTTATGTTTTAAACTTTCTATTATTTCAAGTTTCTCTTGTAAATCAATTTCTTTATAAGTTTGAACACCTAATATAATATCTTTAAATATTGGTGTATAACCATCAAATAATCTAAAATTATTTAAATCATCAAAATGTTTATTATCAAATCTACATAACCCTTTAATATTTTGTAAATTAAATAATTGTTTTTGTTGTTGAAATGATTTTTTTTCATTCAAATCTACCCATGATTTAATATCACTAATTTCTACAATGTCCTTACTAATATTTAAATTATTTTTTATTAATATATTTAATTTATCAGAAATCATAAATATAATTTTATGTCGTCTCTCCTCAGATAGTGCTAATTTTCTCATTCTATAAATACCTTGAATAACATCTCGATATTTATTAGTTTTTCCCAAAAACGCAATTGCGACTGAACCCTCTTTTATAACTGCATCAATACCTGTTGTATGTTTGTGATCATAATAATAAAACATTCCTTCAGTAATATTTTTATCCCAAAATTCTGATTTTCCATCGAAATCCATTGTCATTGGTTTATCTTCATCATTCCAATATATTAATTGTTTAAATATCCCTTCATATAGTTCCATAATAATACTATGTATTTGTTTAATTGTTACATCGACAAGTACGCCCCCAATATCAATTATAACATTAACACCTTCTCTACATGTCATAATAGTTTTAATATAATTTGTATTATTAGTATATAATTCAACCTCACATTTATTAAATATTTCAGTTATTTCATCAATTGTTTTTTGTTCACCAGATTTAACTATTATTTGTTTTTTTGTATTAATATCATATATTACTGGAATATTTGTTGTTCCTGTAAATCCCGATCTATTTGCTATATTAAATGATAAAAATAAATCAACCCCACTAATATTTTGTTTATTGACTTCAACTGTAATTTGTTTTATACATATCTTTTTACAAAAAATCTTTAAAAAATAATCATTTTTTACAATTTGTAGAATCTCATCATGAGTTAATTGTTCAGATGAATTTAAATTATTTATAGTAATGGAAAATCTGAGTTTATTATAATTCTTACAAACATTACTGGTGGCTTTAAAATCATCTGGTATAACATCATATTCTGATTTTATAATCTTGATTAAATCATCAACCTGTTTGTGTGTAATTTTCATTAATTCAACATCATCAGTGTCTATCTTATCAATATTTCCTATCAAGGTTTGTTTATTTATATAACTTGCAATTGTTAAAGATAATGTTAATAAAGGATTTGAAAATTTAGAACCAATACATGGATCATCCTTGTATGAAAATGGTATAGATATATAGTTATATGGACTTTCTTTATTAAAAAATAATCCAAAATGAACCATATCAATCATTTTTAATGTATCAATAAATACATTATTTAAAAAATTATAAATTATATATAATATATTTAAATAATAAACATTATCGCATATTTCATCTAAATTATCGCCAGATATATCATCAATTAGACCTGGTAATATAGGATCAATTTTACCAACATATTCTTTAATGATTGTTTTCGCCCATAATATTATTTCATCTATAAATGTTTGATTATCATTAATAATATTAAAATGTGGTTTTAATTCATAACAACTCTCATACTTTCTTAAAATTTTTAAAAAATCTGAATTTGAATTATATATATTATAATAAATATCATAAAATAAATCAAATAAATCATTAATTATATCCATTTTTTCTTCTTTTTCAGGATAATTTAATTCAGAAATAATTGGATTTAAAACGGTATCTGCTTCATCAAATAAATAAATATGATTATTAACATTTTCTCTAATTAAAGTATAATCATTAATAAAGCCACATTTTAAAGATGTATCACTCATGATATATACATTTAAATTATTATCATCTGTTTCTGTTTTTGTTAGTCTCAATGATTCTGTATATTGTTTACTTATTTTATTTTCAACAATTTTAATAACATTAACTGGAAAGTATATATCCAATAATTCAAGTAATTTAGTAAAGGATTGTTCGACTAAATTATCGGGTAAAATAACATAACAATTTTGTTTCGATTTATCATGATTTAAATTAATTGTTAAATATTGTAGATATTTTAAAATAACAAGTGGTGTAATCATACTTGTTTTTCCTCCACCCATAATTAAATTATGAATTAGTGGATTAGTATCATTATGTGTATAATTTCCATCATTTATACTATTATAATATGAAATTCTATATTTTTGCGCACCACCAATTTGAATTGGATTATTGTATTTGACAACATCTTTAAATATATCATTAGCTAACACACTTTGTTCATCTCTTGCAATAAATCCAATTATATATTGATAACATAATTCTAAAGGATTGTATGTATATACAGCTTTATCGGTATTTATTGTTTTAAGAGAATTATCTAACAATTGTTTTAAAATTAATTTAAAGTAAAATAAAGTAAATGCTAAATTTTTAAATTCCGCATTATATTTTGTCAATGAAAATATCAAAAATTCTCCAAAAGATACACACGAATATCTTAATTCGGATGTTGTGGAATAATATTCTTCCATAAAAGAATATTCAAGAGCTTCAATATCACATTTTATTTCATCAATATTCTTATTTACAAGAGTTCTAATTAATTGATATTTTTCATAATAGTCGTTCTGAACAATATCAATATCAATACTTTTATAAGCTATCATATATTTATTATTATCATATTTTCTAGATTTTGGATGTTTTTTATTATATTTGAAAATTAATGGAATTAATTCCCTAAATATAATAGAATTTTTGTCTTGTTCATCTTCATAATCATATGCTTGACATAAAGCTAATAATGTATCATTATCTGTTATTATTGGTAAATAAGTATTATTATTTAATTTAACTGTTTTTAAAAAACAAGGTCCTTTTATTAAAATAATTAAATAATAACTATTATCATCATCGATTGATAATAATACATTTTTTGAAAATAACCATCTTTTAATAAACAAATTAGAAATTGTATTTGAATTTAATATTATTTTCACACGTTTATTCATAATAACATCATCATTATCAATTTTAAAAATATCAACACTATTATTATTTGATAAAATTTCAATTTCACATAATTTTGTATAATCCATATTTGCCCAACACAATATTGTTCTTTTATCATCAATATTATTAACGAGCTTTGTTAAAAAATCATTTTTAATATCATTAATTCCAATATATTTATATTTTTTATTTTTAATAATAACACCATCTATTAATTTTAATTTAATATCTTTATAATAATTATTTTTTAGACCATTAATAAATTTATTATTATCATACATAAAATATTGATTATCATTAAATATTGGATTATTTAAATAATAATGTTTATCAAATGTAATTCTACCGTCATCATCAATTATACCTTTGAAAACCATTTCTTCTATTTCTTTAATATTATTAGCAATAACGGTCATTTTGCCAAAAGTAAAAAATGACTCTTTCAATGTTCCAGGTTGTATAAAACTATTTATTTTATCAACATAATCAACACCATCAAATTTTAATCCGTATCCCAAGACATAACTAGGTTTATTATACCACATAGAATATGATACATTTTGTAAAGAATTAAGATGGATTATTAATTTTTTTATTAGTGGTTGGGGGTTCATTTTAAAAAAGTTTAATAATTTAAGATTTTCACGGGCACCAACATCTGTATCAACAAATGGACTTGCATTATATAATGACATTAAATATTCTTTATTGTATATTTTAAACATATCTTTCCCTTTTATATACACAGTTCTTTTATTATCGTCTCTACGTTTTGTAATAGATATTTTATTAATTGATTGATTAATATCTATACTTTCAAAAACATAATCATCAAAGGTTTTATCATATTTATACTTTAAATCATCTCCTATATTAATTTTTTTATTATTGCTTAATAAATTATATAAATTAGATTTAACAATATTATAAAATAAATTAGTATCAGTGTTTTCATTTGGTGTATTTTTAAGAACATATGTGGGTAATGAAGTTGGTTCTTCTATTTCTTCGATTAAAAAAAAACTCATACTTGGTACACTTGGTTTTTTTTTATCAATATTTTTTTTAATATTTTCTTTAATATATTTAATATATTTTTTTATTGGGTCGTCGGGTTTTAATAAATCAATTTTATCAATTTTATCAATAATACTTTCTACTTTATCAAGTAACATTAAATTATATTGAATATACTCATATGATGGATATAATTGACCTCGTGCATTGTAAAATGTATTATCCCTATTTGAATATAATGATATACTCGAATCGTTATATGATTTGTCCTTATGAATAATTATATATAGTCGCACAGTGTTTTCCTTCTTTTCATTTATTATTTTTTTAATAATAAATTTTTTATTAATTACTGTAGTATTAGTAATTTCTCGTAGTATTTTTAAGTTTTCGACAGATTCATCATCTATATATTTTATATTCCACTTATCTGTTGCTATTGCATCAAGTGTTGTTTTTTTACTTGCAATTATTTCAAGTTCCTCGTCAAAAGTCTTGTGATATCTTGGTTTTAGTACCAATTCAATATATGGTATTTTTATTTTTAAAACAGGTATTTTTATTTCTTTTTGTTCATATGGTATTGGTGTTGGTGTTGGTGGAATAATATCACCAACAGGTATCTTTAAAAAATATTCAATAGTGTCATATAGTTCTGCATCAATATTATTTATTGTTAAATATTTAATTTTATTTGATAATAATATATATTGGTAATTTTTATTAGTTATTTTTTTAATATCTATTAATGAATAGATTTTTTTTCCGATATTTAATCCAAATAAACAATTATTTTGTTCCATTGATGAAATATATGAACAACAAAAAATATAAATATTTGCAGGATAAATATCAAGGTTATTAAAATCATCATCATCAATAATTGATTGTATATTATTTTGAATTTGTAATAATTCAAAAATACTTTTGTTACTTTTTAAACAAGACCCTTTTATAACCTCATCATTTTCGTATTTTAATTTTACATAATCTCTAGTATTACTTGTAATTAATCCAATATTTAAAAATGGATTAATAATATTTTTAAGATAACTTGGGTTTTTTGTGTCAATATAATTTATAAAATTATTTATAAAAATATTATCAACATATTCAACAGTATTAAATTCATTTATAAATTTTTTATCAAAATCGTCTATCAATTTTTTATTTATATCAATTGTACATGTATAATTAAAGTCTTCAATATCCATTTTTAATGTTTTATAATTTGGTAATTGCTTTGGATATAAACATTCCATAGGATTAATTAGTTTGCACGAATTAATAATTTGTAACATTGTTAAAACCTTTTCATAATACATAGTTAATAAATCAAATTTTGGAAATCTAAAAGTGAAACAAAGATTATCAACAGTTAATAAAATACTATTTACACTACCATTATTAATATAACCATTATTATAATGTGAATACCCCTGTATATTTGTCAAGTCGCCAGTTGTTAATACTTTAAAGCCCATATTATTTTCTGTTTTATATAATTCAACTAAACTATTATATATTTTTTTATAACTTTCATTATCCCAATACCATATTTTAATATCACATAATTTTTCTTTTATTATAGTTATATCGTCTAATAGTGATAAACTCGGCAATGGACATTTATTTATATCAAGTATAAATTCATCTAATAATTTATCATAATGGTCATCAAATCCTTCATCAATATTTAATATTTTATTAATCAATAATAAATATGTATATTTATAAATATGTAAAAGTTTATTATGTGATAATATTTTCATCCAATCTCCAAATATTTCACATATTTTTTGTTTTTGTTTTTGTGAATCAATTGAAATATCAATTTTATATAAATCAAATGGTAATTTTATTAGATAATGTTGTAACATATTTATAATATTGGAATTTGAAGGATTTAATTCAATATAATTTATTATCTTTTCCATTAATGTAATTCCATTTTCTATATTTCCATTAGTATAAAAATCATTCATTAAATCTTTTATTTCTTTCAGTAAATCATCACTATCTTTATTTGAACATATTTTTATTTCTAAACCATCAAATAGGGATTCTGTCCTTTCAGGACCTGTTATTATACTTTTTGAATAATCAAAATTAATTTCTGTTATATTCTTTATAACTTTATCATAATATGATTCATTTGATGATTTATGAGTAATAATATCTAATTTAAGTACACCCTTACTGTCATTAATATTACTATCTTTATTACGTATATCGTCAATCGTTTTGAGTAATAGCTCACGTTTCTCACGTATAGCAGTATCGCCTTTAATATCTTTAAATTCTTTATGATTAGTAAATAAAATACAAATAATATTATATATATTAATATTAATTTTGGTTTTATTTATTAAATTATAAATAATATAATCAACAAAATGTTGATTCTTTACTTCTGATGGACCTTTAATTGCAAATTTATAAATATCATTAAAAACTAATAAATCAGTAATGCTGATGGCTGATTTTAATATTTTATTTCGCTGTTTTTGTAATATCTCAACAGGGTTCGTTTTTAAAAACTCTGTGGCTGTTTTTTTTATAATAAATAGTTCTGATGACATATAATAATATAATTGTTTATTAAAATAATATATATATTCATTACTAAGATATTTATAATTAAGATTTGCAGAACACTCGTTTGCATTAAAATTATTCAACATATTTGGTCTAAAATATATTTTGTTTTCTTCTACTTCTACTTTTTCTTGTGTATTTAAAAAATCACACTTTTTTGTAGCGTTGTCTAATAAAATCTTACTGACAATAGCGGAGTCATTTTCAAAATAAAAAAAAGCAGGTTTTGGATTTAATTCTTCAAAACCCTTTATAAACGAATTTATTTTTGTATCTTTATCAGTTTCTTTTGATAAAGAAATATAATACTCTCTAAACTCCTTATGTGTAATCATTTCCTTGATTTCTTTAAATCTATATAATACTGTATTCATATATATATTAAACTAGTATTTATTTTTAAAATTAAACTTTTATAATAATATCATTGATTTTGTTATTTTTTTAATTAATTTTTTAATTATTTTATCACCAATAGTATGTATTTTTAATTGTTCAATTTTATTATTAATTTTAATAGTTTTATTATTTATATTATTAATATTTTTTTTAATTTTTATAACATAATTATTAAATGGTTTAATAATCTTGATAACCTTTGGTTTGATTACCTTTGGTTTAATGACCTTTGGTTTAATTACCTTTGGTTTAATTACCTTTGGTTTGATTACCTTTGATTTTTTAAATTTAGGGATGGTATATTTATCAATAAATTCTTTAAAAATATCACTTGCATTCTTATCAACTAATTCTAGAAATTGTAATGCAGGATTCATAATTTGATTTGTTAAATAGAATAAATAATCAACTTGGAGATCATTTTTTTTAATAAAATCCGGTGTTTCGATTATATCACCTTGTAATAGTTTTCTACCATCCGTAGGGGGTGGTACTTTAATAACAGCATATTCAAGCCTATCTCCTGATTGTGGTGCATTTCCTGGATCACGTGATGTAATCTTTTCTGCAAGAACAATATGTGCTATTCTTTTCCAATCTTTATACGATTCTTTTACTTTAATATTTCTACTTTGAATAAAATATTTAATATTATATTTGCCATCAAACATATCAGTTAAACATTTTCGTGTAAAATCTTTTGCACCTTGTGGATCCCGATTATTAATTAGTATATTAATAATTCCACCACATATTTCTTTAACAATAGCTGCATTATCACGTCTTTTAAGTACGATACCCATAAAGTCTTGTTTAAATTTATTTTGGTCAAATTCATATTTATTCCCAACATATTTTTTCTTTGCAATAATAGCAAATGGCCAATATGTTTTTTCATATTCACAATCATGAGGGAATGGTAAATGTGATTTAATTAACTCTCCAGATAACTTGCCCATCATCATAGAGTGTTCTAAAGATCGTTTATCTGTAATACACGATCCCCCTTCATATATATCGCATTTATAAATTTTATTTTTAAATTCATCAAAATCCCAACGTGGTTGTAACCAATAATATACATATTGTATCTTATCGCTCATAACAGACATGTCTTCATATCTCATATTATCTTTAATAAAAGTAATTACTTTATTATAATGATTATTTTTATACAAATCAAAACTTAAATTCAAGTCTTTTTCAATAAAAGTGCACATTAGTTCTTCTAATGTTTTCTTTCCATTTTTTTTATTATAATTTTCAATAAATATAAGAGTATAATCATTTAATTTATATTGGTCAAATTCACATCCCATTGTTGTATCTGTATTAAGATTAATTATTAAAAGCTCTGATAATTTTATTACATCCATTTTGTTATTATTACCAATAAAATTAGTAATATAATGAATAATTAAATCTAAATTTTCTGGAACAACATTTGAAACGTCTGTAATAAATTTATTAATAATTGTTACGATTTCTTTTTTATCACCACTAAATATCCATCTTTCTTTAATAGTTTTTTCCATCAAGACTTTACATAATTTTTTTAATGGAACAATATCAATTGTTATTTCAGAACTAAACGGAAAACTATTTTTTAATTTATCCGCAAATAACGTTATTGTTTCATCAGATGGCATAACATAATTATTTTCAAAAAGAGGTTTCATAAATTCCATAATTGGTTTAAGTAAATATTTTGTTCTATTTTCTAATAAATTTTGTGGAACAACATTTATTTTTGTTAATTGGTGTTCAGCCCATTTTTGTAATTTAATATCAAACATATTTGTATAATTTTTTTCAACAAGTTCAACTAAAGTCCACAACCAAGGAAAATAACTTTCTTCTAAATATTCTTTAATAAATTGTTTCATTCTTTCTTCGAGTGGTAATATAATAACATGATTATTTGGAATTTGATAACATTTTGGAGATTCAGGTATTTTTAACTCTGTTATTTTATCATCTGAATAATATGTATTAAATAATTTATTAAAAATCTTTCGTTCTTTTGTCTTAAAATATGGTTCAATCAATTCTCTTGCAAATCTTATAACATTTCTCCAAATTTTAATAGCATTTTTTTCATCCAATAAAACAGTATTATCCCTAAATCTATAACAACTAAAAATAGAATCTGTGTCTCCATATCTAATAATTGGTTGGAATGTTAATTTTTTAATATTTGTTGTAACATATTTTTGTATATCATTAATTAATTTATCATCGTTTCTGTTTTTAACTTGTGTGTTATATATATGTTCTACTTTATCTAATTCATTATTAGAATAAAAATATTTTAAACTATTAATTATATATGGAAGATGTTCTTCATCATATTTTTTGGCTAAAATTAACATTTCACGACCTGTCGAACAAATACATGCTGCTATATCACGCTTACAAATAGCACTTGTTTGTGCTCCAAGTTGTCCGTATAATGAATTTGCAGTTACTTTAACTGCAAGTTGTTTAGCATTTAAAATATTATATTTGAATGAATCTTTTTCATGTTTCATTTTATTCTTAATTAATTTTCGTTCTTTTAATAAATTATCTAAAATCGTTGGAATAACCCCTAATTTATTATTTCTCTTTGCAAACCTTCTGTGTTCAATTGACCCATCCATTTCTTTAAACTCTGCATTATAATATTCAATTCCTTCTAAATTATCATATTGCGAATCAGTAACCATAGTTTCATGACTCATGTTTTTTTGAAGTGCTGATGATGGATATAAACTTGCATAATCTTTGGTAACCTCAGCTTCATAATCAACGGATGGAATTGCGTCGAACACAATTGCTCCTTCATAACTAGTATTATCTGATTCTATTTCTTCACGTTTTTGTGATTTACAACCAGGACACACCCATCCATTCATATATTTTTTTCTACATCGCAAACAATTATAATATTTATTCATTTTAATAACTGGAAATAAATATTTTTGAATTCTATATTCTTTTAAAGTCAGAGAAAAGATTTTAATACCTTGTCCCCTAATAAAAAGATATGATAGCGGAACATAACATACATTTGCCATCTCTATGTTTTTTGTAATGACTTCTAATTTATTTAATAATAAACTGACTAATTTACAATCCTTTATACAATACTTTGCAACAATAGCCCTATCATCAGGTGATCCTTTTTGTAATCTAAAAATATCTTTAGGACTTACATCATCTTTAGCTTGAGACCAATGAATAGTCCCAGTTAAATTAGCATCATCCAAGTCATTTAATAATTCAAAAGTTCCTTTAATTATAATTATTTTTTCGTCAGCATTAATACTAAATACAAAAAATTTATTACCAATATTATCTGTAATAAAGCCTTTAATAACTTCCAAATGAATATAATCTTCAACACAAATATCTTGTACTGAATTACAACTTAGTTCGTAATAATCATCATCAAGTTTTTTATAACTTTGAATATTACCACGGATAAATGTAGATGCAACAAAATCAAGTTTGAAACAACTTAATCCAGTAAATGTTTTTTGTACATCTTTCATCAAATCAATATGAATTCTGCCTGGAGTATTCCAAAATCTTAAATAATTTTCACCTAATGCAGATGAAAATAATTTCATTTCTTTAAACTCACATGAATAATTTTTTAATTTAGACATGAAAGACATATCTTTAGTAATCTTTAAAATATGTTCGCAACGGTCTTGCATGTATTTTTCATCAAAGAAAAAAATATTATATCCTGTAAGAATATCTGCATCATTATTATTTATTTCATCAAGAAAGTCTAACATTAATTCACGTTCTGTTTCAAATGATTTAACAATAATTCCATTAATTGGTGATGTGTCATTTAAACAAGATATAGCTTGTCTATATGGTTGTGATTCTCCAATATATGTATAAGTTGCACCAATTTGAATAATACGATCACCTTCTCTTTTTGCTTGTGGAAATTCGCCATCAATTGAATTACATTCAATATCAAATGAACATATTCTAAATGGTGCATTATGATCTTTCATAATCGGGCTTATATTTCTCCAATCTACAATAATTTCAATATCACATCGAGATTCTTTTTCAAACTCGTCTTCAATTAATTTATATGTTGATGTTTCAATCCACGCACACCCAGATATATCACGAATATGAAAACATCTTAACATTGGTGGTAGATTTGCTTCAAAAATTTTAAATCGAACGGGTTTCTTTAATTCAAGAACATAGATATCATTATTTTCAAAATAATATCTAAATTTAGTCATACCTGTTGCATTATTAAAAACTAATTTTGTGAAATAATATTCTTTATCATTATCAAACTCTTCAGCTTTTTTCATTCTAATAACATGCATATCAATTAATGATGATTTAATATCAAAATTAATTGAATTAATTTTACAATATATATTTCTATTTTGATCACTTTTAACAAAATTTTCTAATTTTTTAATAACCTTATCTAATTCATCTTTTGATTTGTTCTGTAATTTATCTGGCAATAAAAGATAAAAACATGGTGTATATCCTATTATTTTAGCATATACAGATTTACCATCATCACAACGACCAAACGAATGAATTATGAAATTTCCTAAAGTTTCTACACTTTGTTCGTCTTCATCTTCTTCATCAGGTTCAATTGGCTTGTCAGAATCCTGTAACCAGTCATATAATTGAAATTCTAAATTCTTCATATTAATATTAGTATATATTAATATAAACTCATTTTTTATCAATTTTTTATACAAGATAAATATATTTTTTTTATGTATAATACAATTATAGGATTTGGTTTAAATATCGTAGAACCAAGTTCAGGATGAAATTGAACACCCATGTGAAAAATATTATTTTGAACATGTGTAATTTCCATATAGGTATCATCAAAAGATGTTCCAATAAAACTTAATCCATTATTTTTAAATTTATCAATATAAATATTGTTAAATTTATATTTATGGCGATGTCTTTCACTATATATATTATTTTTATATAAATTTGTTAATATAGATTTTTCTTTAATTTTTCCACAATAATTTCCAACCCTTCTTTGTTTAAAACAATTTTCAATAAATATATGTGTGTATTTATTTTCTGTGTCAACTTCTTGTGTTGTTGCATTATTAATATTTAATATATTTCTGGCATATTCAATAATCAAAAGTTGCATACCATAACAAATACCAAAAAATGGAATATTATTTAATCTTGCAAATTTAATTATTTCTATTTTATTTTCAAATCCATTTATACCAAATCCACCAGGAACTAATATACCCCCTTTATTTTTATTTATTATTTTAATCATTTCATATATTGTTAATATTTCTGGATTAATCCAAATTATTTTAATATTTAAATTTAATGAATATGCTGCATGTTTTAATGATTCCATTACTGCAATATATGAATCTGAAAATTTAATTATAATATATACATATATACATTTATGTAAATTTAATAAATTATAATAAATTTGTTCCCACTTTGTTATTTTATTAATTTGTTTAATATCCAATAATTTTAAAACTTTTTTATTAAATTTTATTTTTGATAATATATATGGTATTTTATATTGATTTATATACATTAATTTTATAAATTTATCTTTATTAATAATAATATCTGATTTAATATCTGATTGAATATTATTTGATTGAATGTGAATATTTATAACTAAATTTGAACTAAATCTTTTTAAAAAATAATTAATAATATTAATATCAATTAATTCAATAATAATAATATCATAAGATTTAGATTCATATTTAATAAATTTAATTAATTCATTAATATTGGATGTAAATATATTATTATTTATATTGGTTGTTAGTTCAGCTATTCTCTCATAATAACCTAAATTTAAATCAACCTCAGAACCATCTTTTGTTACATATGTTTGTGTTGGTTTATTGTCTAATATTTTTTTAATATTTATTTTTAAATTATTTTCTCTTAATAAAGATCCTAATGATGCTGTAAAAATACTTTTATTATAGTTACCAGTAATAAATATATACTTTGTCATTAATATTACAAATAAAAAAATTGGATATAATTATATAAAAAAAATGCATAAAAAAATTGGATATAATTATATAAAAAATTGGATATAATTATATAAAAAATTGGATATAATTATATAAAAAATTGGATATAATTATATAAAAAAAATGCATAAAAAAATTGTATTTTTTTTATATTGAATCAATGTTATTAAATGTTATTAAATGACGAAACGTAAAATTACACTAGATAACTATAATGATTCTGATAATAATAATATTAATCAAGGAAATAAGGATGGAATTAATCTTTATAATTTAATGAAACATGATAAATCATTTGACTTGAAAAGTTATTTAGATGGATTTATTAATGGATATACAATTGAACGTGGTGATAATATACTAGTTGAATCATCAATTAAAAAATCTAAAATTATACATGCATTTAATATTACGACTTTTATTGAATCTCTTAAAAATAATTATAATCAAGGTAATTCAGATGGAATTATTTTTTCTAAAGCAACTAAATCTAATATTTTCTTTGAATTAAAAAAATATTTAGATGGTTTTTGTAATGGATATATAAATTTATCTTGCAATCCTAAAGAAAAATCCCATGTATCTTTGACAGATTGTTTAATGGTTGCAAGTATTATATATTGTTAATGGAACAATGATTTATTTTAAACAATTTTCTTGAAACGGTTAAACTGCGTGTTGATTTCAGAAACATGTGCATAGTTTCCTGAAGACTCTAATGCACTCATTCCTGTTGGATGGGTAGTTATTAAATTACCCCGTTTTTTTAAAATCGTACTCATGACAAGAATATTATCATAATCAAACATGTTGTAATACGCAGATGCAATGAAAATACAATCAAAGAAATCCTTATATTTACCAATATTGATTTGATTTAGGGACATGTCCAGATGACCCATGTAATTTCGATCATCGTTTTCAGTAACAAGCCTATCGCTATAAAACGACGGATCAATCGTGATGTATTTAATAGTTACACCAATTGGATATAAATCTGAAATGATTTGTAAAAATAAATATTTTTGTTTATCTAAATCAGACTGATTATCATTGCAAGCGTTTCCAAACTTGTCTAGTAAATGAGGCATATCGTCATCTGCTTCATCTAAATGTTTTGCTACCCTGTTTTCAGCAGTAGCAACAATTAATACGTTAATAATAAGAGACATACGAAATTATAAAGAGTGATTAAATTTTAAATATTTCAATTTTTTTAAATTTTACACCTTTGGAGATTTAAAACGCCTATTTTAATGAAAATCAAAAATTGATTTTTTTACTTGATTTTCTTGATGGTTTCTTTACATATACTACATTTCTCTTATATGAACATATTAGTAAATTCTTACAAGTATCTTTTGATATTTCTTTTATCACCTTTTTTATATTTAACTTTAATTCATTATAAGTTAAATCTTATAACTTTTTGTAATTTTGATTTCAATATACTAAAACAATGCTCTATTGCATTTGTAAAATGTTGATAAGGAACTGAATATATTAATTTACTAAATTTTTTATTATTTCATTTCTATGTGCACTTGCATTATCTAATATTATTGCTTTATTTTTATATTTTGATGTTATATTATCTTCTAAAAATTTCTTTAATCTTATACTATCTATTCCACTCTTTTCATATAAAGTCCAACATAAAACACCATTATAACCTATTGCAAATATTGCTGTATATTTATTAATTACCTCTTGTGATTGTATCACAAGTATAAAATAATATATAAAAAATTATAAAATTATAAATTTTTATATGTTAATAAATAAATTTCTAATAAAGTTTATCAAATTTCATTATTGTTGCTTTTATTAATTCTAATTTTTTGATAACTTTTTTCCTTTTGTTTCAATACTATCATCATTAATAATTAATTTAGGTTTTAATGTTTTATTAGATACTTTAAAATCATCAATTTCATCAATTTCTGTATCTTCATTAGTGATTTTAGTCTCTATTTTTGATTTTGATGTTTTGTTTTTAGATACAGTTAAAATTTCATCGTTTTCAATAATATTAACTTGTTTATTATTTTTAGATTTACTTTTTTTACCTTTAACAATTATTATCATTATTTATTTCTTCAATAATTTTACCATCAATATACTTACCAAATAAATCACCTTGTGTTTTATCTTTCTTAACTTTATATAATTTATCATTAATTAAGTAATATTGTTTTCTTCCATTTTTAATTATTTTTGGTTCGTTTTCATTAATTAATTTAATATCTTTATAACCATTAATTTTTGTTTCTTTTATTAATTTTATTTCATATTCAGTCAATTTAAAATATTTATAAACTTCTTCATCATTCCATACTTTATTTAATGGTGGTAATGGTATCCATTTACATGTTGCCTCACTTATATGTTGTGATATTTTTCTCAAACTTAACATAAAGTTAGGTAATTTACATTTTAAATAACTTAATAATGATTTTGCTTCATTTTCTGTTTTTACTTCAAAAATAATATAACTTTGATTACATATTTCATCAGTTTTTCCAATAAAAGTATTTCCAAATCCACTTTTCTCTTTAAATGCCGCTTCTGTAGTTATAACTTTCCATTTATTAAAATCTCTATTTTTTTTTATATCATCTTTTTCTATATATTTAATAAAACCTTTTTGTTGTGAAACATAACATAATAATGTTGTTTCTGTTTTTTTATCAATTAATCTATTGTCATTTGAATTAATACCTGAATAATTTTGTCCAATATATATAGATGACATATTTTCATATCGAAGTAGTGATGTAATAATATTATAATAATTACTATTTACAATTATATCAAATTTATTTAATTGAATATTATTTCCATTATAATTACATAATCCATTATATTCTTTGTCAATTAAAAAGTAATTGACTCATCCTTTTATACTTACACTATTACCAAATATTGTTGTTGCATTGTCATAATGTTTAATATATACTATATCAGTTTTTTTTAGCATCATTTCTCTAAATTTATCTAATCCTTTACCTCCTCCAAACCACCTTGATGGAACTATAAATGATAACATATTACATTTATTCATATAATATTCTATAAATTTATTATATAATGCAGGTGCAGAACCTTGTTTAGTTTTTAATTCTTCATTATAAGGTGGATTACCAATTATAATATCAAATTTAGAAATATCAAATACTTCATTTAATTTTATATTTAATGTATCTCCTTCATACAAATTTAATTTATATTTATTATTAATATTAAATATTTGTTTAATAACAAAACAATTTTTTTTTATTTAATTCACCCATATATAATTGTTTTTCAATAATATGTTTTTTTCTTTGTTCTTCATTTGGTATTTTAGTTTTTAATCCTTCCATCAACTTGTAATAAATTGCAATAGGATAATTACCCATTCCAGCTGCAGGGTCATACCAAGTTAATTTATCATTTTTCCAAATATTTTCATTTTTATTTTTTAACCAATATTCTTCTATATCTTTTAACATTTTATCATTTATAAAATCCATTGGTGTAAATACTTCTCCAAATGTTTTCTTTTCTATTGTTTTTGGTTTCAAACAATATGATATTAATTCCAATAATTCTTTTGGTCTGTCTAATAAACTTTGTATTGAGATTTTAATTTGAATTGATATATTAAAAGTATTTGAAGATTTATCAAAATATTTAACAATAATATCATGAATAATATTTATTAAACCTTTTTTGTTCCACCATATTAAACATTGATCATCAAATATTTCTAATAATTCATTACTTTCTTTAATATCATTTAACATATTTATAAAGTCCTTATTATTATTTTTAATGGTTAATATACATGTCAATGGTATAACATAATGTAAAACATCTTTTGTAAATGATATTTTTACTTCTTTTTCTTCATCGTATTTTAAAGAATTATCATCACTTTCGGAAGAACTATCTTTTATTTTTTCTTTACCTGATGGTAATTTTTGTAATTCATCATTATCGTCTTTAAATTCAACTGTTGAATCTACTTTATTATCTTTTAATGAATTTGTAAAAGATGCATTTAATAATTTTTGTATTGGATTATCAAATATAATATAATCATTATCTAAATTTCTTAAAAGAGTTTTAAAACTATTTATTGGGTCTCCTTTCCAAATATCCATTAATTTTTTTATGATTCCATCACTATTTAATTTTTTTGATTGCATCATGTCCATATCAATATTTATTAAATGATTTTCTATTAGATATTTAATTTTATCTTCAACACTTTTACTATTTTTATAAACAGTATAATTAATACAAGTTTGTAAAACTCTACTAATATTCAAATCTACTACAAAGCCCATTTTTTTATTTTGTCCTTCTGTCATGCACCTATACATTTGTTGCATTACTTTATCAGATGATAATGTATTATTCATTAACATAACAATATCGCAACTATTAATAGTAATACATAAACTTAACATATTACCTGCAAGTAGAATTAACCCTTGTTTTCCCTCAGATTTTGTTATAATTTCTTGTTTCAATATTTCGTCTTTAATATCAGATGCTAAATCTTTATTTTGACGATTAATACACATTATATTATAATTTTTTAATAATTTATCTTCTAACATTAATAATTTTAAATTTTGAGAAATAAAATTAATATTATCTGATGGTAAAAACCAAATTTGTGTAAATGGTGTTCTTGAACAACTATTATTTATTCTTGTAAAAATAGATTTGTCTCCTATTTTATAATCTTGTTCTTTTTCTGAACCAGAAATATATCTAAGTATAGTTTTAACTTCATTATTATAATTAAATTGTTTATCTTTATTCAAACTAAAAAGAACATCAAAACTAAAACCATAATGACTACCCATAATATTTTCTTTAATTATATTATATCTTTGTGAGTCAAACATATTAGTAATTAAATGTAATTCTGGCATTCTTTCATATGATTTAAATATATCATTTATTGATAATCCTAAATCAGTATAAGATTTAATAGTTGATATAATGTATTCATCACCATGTTTATCTTTTAATCTAATCAAATTATTTTCATCAATTAATATACTTTTACATATTTGTTCATCTTCGATATCCCAATACATTTGACATTCATGTAAAATATTCCATTCTTGTAATGGTTTGTTATAAGTAGCTGTTAAATATATTTTAACAGTGTTTTTTGATGAATATGAATCTAAAATATCTTTTGACAAGTTTGTTGTTCCTGAAAAATGATTTTCATCAAACGCAATGATATCTAATTTTAAATTTTTAATTTTCATAATAGTATTATCATTAGTATAACTTTGTAAAAGTTGTTTAGACATTACAAATATATTATTATCACTTGTTTTAATACTATTTAATGATTTAGAGCCTTTAATATGATGAATTTTAAATTTATCAAAATCTTTAAATTTATTAAATAAGTCATTAGTAAATTGTGGCAATGTTTCAGTTGGTGCAGGTGTAATAATCAAAACATTTAATTTTTTCATAATTTTAATTTGTTTAATAATAATACCACCAATCATAAAAGTTTTACCACTTCTACATTTACAACCCCATAAGAAAGATTTATTTCCCTTTTCAATTAAGTTGCTTGTTTTTTGTGTAATTAATTCTTGATGAAATCGTAAAATTAAATTTTCTTTACTATTCAAATAAATACTTTGCCAATCTTCATTTTTATTTTTAATTATATTTTGTTTAAATGCTAAAAAATAATTATTCAAGTCTTTTTTATCTAAAATATGTTCTTTTATCATATATTTTGTAATATATTTACTAGATTCCCTCGCATTTTTAACTTTATCTAACATTTTTTCCTTATTAGGAACAACAAGATAAATTTTATAATTTTTATAAATATGTTTATTATTGTCAACCATTGCTATAATATTTTGAATATCATAATAATCTACGGATTTAGAATTTTTTTTATCTTCATTTGATTTAGGATATTTAGAACTAATGAAAATATATGTATCATCATTTTTATTTTGTAGTGTAATATCAGAACATCCGCCAGAATTACCACTAAAAACTTTTTCATTAAGATATTCATTAAGATTTTTCAAAATTTTAAGTTTAGCATTATTAGAATTACCAATTAAATGATTAAAATTATAATTAGTGAAAACATCACAAAATCCAAATTTAATAACAATATCAAATAATCTTTCAAAAATAAAACCTTTTTCAGATTGTGTTTTACAATTTTTTAAAATATCATCAACCTTATTGAAAGTTATAATATAGTCAATAAAATCCTTAATATTCATATTAGTAAAGTTCATTTCGTTTGTAGTCATATAAGTATATATATTTATTATACTTTAAATTTAAATTAATCAATTTTTTATATTTTTATAATAAAATAAAATAAAGTTGTTTTTATAATAATTTATATACAAATTATTATAAAAAATCGGCATTTTAAATCTCCAATGGTGTAATATTCCAATTTTTTTAAATTAATCAAAAATTTTAGATTTCTTATTTTTATAAATTAAGCAAGGTTTTTAGATTTCTTATTTTTCTTTTTAATAGGAACGGTGTTATTAACGACATCACATTTATTTTTATACCATTTAATATATTCTTCTTCTAATAAATCTAATTCATTAATCCAAATAGTTTCTGGTGTTAACAAATCAAGTTCTTTATATTCTGCTTCTTTATCATCTTGTTGTTTCTTGAGTTCTTCAATTTTCTCAAAAGATAAATTATAAATAGGCATAGTTAGTAAATAATCATATGTTGTTTTAGTGTCGCTTTTATTTTTTCCAAATTTAGTGAAATCATTCTTTTCAAGGATTTCAATAATATCTAATTTCTTTTTATTATTAATTTCAATTTCTTTTTTAACAACCATCAAAATAAATCTTACTTTATTAGATATTATTTTAAGCTGATATTCAAGAATACTTAATTGGTATTCTTTACGATCTTTGTATAATTTAAATCTAATGTTGTAATAATCTCTCATAATAGCTTCAACAGTATTATATTTTTTAATATGTCCTTCTGGTCCATATAGATGCATATTAGTAATAGAATATTTTTTATTCAAACGGAATAATTTATCAATATTTTTAACACTTGATAAATATCCATCTTCAAATGATAGTTCAAAATGAACTTTTGATTCTGTATTGGAATCTTTATACCCAAGAAAATTATTATCTTTTTTAGGTTGCTTTTTTACCTTTTTATCGTCTTTACCTTTAACAGGTGTATCATCTAACATTTTTTCTAAAAATTCTTTATAATTAGATGTCCATTCACCAACGGGTAGTTCTGTGATTATTAATTTATTTTCATTAATCGTCCATGACCCAAAAATTTCATATGTAACATCATCTACTTTATAAATAACTCCTTCGAATCCTTGCCACCATGGATCCATTGGTTCGAATGTTTTATTATTTATTATATTTTTAATATTATTAATAATTTCGAGTGGATTGTAAGGAGGGATTTTTGTTGAAAATCCAGTGCCAATACCTTCTGCGCCATTTACTAAAATCATAGGAATTATTGGAGCATAATATTCTGGTTCAATAGGTTCGTTATCTTCAAACTGTTCATTCAACACAGGATTGTCAAGTGAATTATAAATTATAGAAGTAATTTTTTCAAGAGACGTCCAGATATAACGTGGTGACGCAGCATCTTTACCTCCTTTTAATCTAGTTCCAAATTGTCCCGCTGGAACTAGGATATTTATATTATTCGAACCAACATAATCCTGTGCCATTCCAATAATAGCACCTGTTAATGACATTTCGCCATGATGGTATGCTGCTTTATCGGAAACAAATCCTGCTAATTGTGCAACCTTAACTTCTGTTTTATCTAATCCTCTCAAGTGGGCGCCGAATAAAATTTTACGTTGAGATGGTTTTAATCCATCAATAACTGATGGTATTGACCTAATTAAATCATCATTTGAAAAATGAATTAAATCGTAATGAATAAAATCATAAAATGAAATTATTTTTTGTTCGTGTTTTAATACATTCTCTTTATTATAATTTAATAACCATCTTTTACGGTCATCAGCCCGTGATTTCTCAAAGGCTAGTTTTATTGCATCATCATCATCATGTAATGGTGTAAATGTCTCATTACCACCATCATCATCACTTTCTGTTTCATATTTTTCATTATCTGAATCTGAATTATTTTCTGGTTCAATTTCTTTAATATTTGTTTTACTTGTATCAACATCTTTATCAATAGTTTCCCAATAATAGTTAATTAATTTAGTTTCAATATTAATAAAATATTCTTTAGCTTCTTGTGTTGTTGATGTACCAAGTCCCTTATAATATTTAATTTTATAATTCATAGCTTCTGGTTCATCTTTCCAGTGATCATAATCAGTTAAATTATAAAAAGTTTTTGTTTTACTCCCTTTTGTTGCTTTGACAATAGGTGTATTTAAACTCTGTACAAATTCTTGATGTTTTATAAGTGATGGCCATAAACTATGTAACATATTAATAAATAATCCTTTAATATGACTACCATCTACATCTTGATCTGTTAATAGTAAAATATGACCATATCGTAAAGTACTGAATTTTTCATCACTTGTATAATCTTCACCTTGTTTTAATCCAATAATTATTTTAAGACTTTTAATTTCTTCATTGGCTAATAATTGAGCTGTTGCTGCTTCACGTACATTTAAGAGTTTTCCCTTCAACGGAAAGACTCCATAATAATCACGACCTATAACACCTAAACCAGCCATTGCTGTTGCTTTGGCTGAATCACCCTCGGTTAAAATTAATGTACATTTAGATGAATCTTTTGTTCCAGCTTTGTTTGCATCTTCTAATTTTGGTATACCAGAAATCTTAATTTGTTTTTTACCATCTGTTTTTTTAAGATTAGAATTTTCCTTGAATTTTGCTAATTCAATCATTTGTTCTACAATACCACATTTTGCTAATTTCTTTAAAAACGCAGGTGTTGGTACATATTTAGAACCAAATTTATCAGCTTTTGTTGTGAGTGAATCTTTTGTTTGAGATGAAAATGCAGGATTAATAATTGTGCTATTAATAAAAAATATTAAATTTTCTTTAAGAAGTGTTGGAGTAATTTTAATATCTTTATCCTTCTTTTTAATATAATCATTAATTAGTGTTTTTACAATATTATCAATTACGAGATTACAATGAGTGCCGCCTTTAAAAGTATTAATACTGTTGACAAAACTTATAACTTCACCACCATTATCGGGTTTATATAAAACACCAATTGTCCAATTTTCGTCATTATTATCATAAAATAGTTCTGAAGTACTACTTGGATAATATAATTCAATATATGATTTAAAATTAGTTATATCTATTTTATCATCATTAAAAAATACTTTAATCTTATTATTTGATGTACCTGCAATATCAAATGTTCTTCTATGAAATAAAGTTAAATGGTCATTCTTTAAATTTTTTATATTGAATCTTTTAAAATCTGGATAAAAAGTTACCTTAACTGAACTTTTTGTTTTAGCAGGTAATTTTGTTATAATAGCATCTTCTGCAATACCCATGTTATCGGTCCAAGTTTGTTTAAACCTTTTCTTTCTTTTTGCATCATCAACTTCTACAATAAATTTTGTTGAGAAAATATTTGCACATTTACTACCATAACCATTTCTACCACCCGTAGTTCTCTTTTCGTCGTCATTATAATTAGAACTTGTTAATAATTCTCCAAAAATCATAGATGGAACCATTGTTTTATAAACAGGATGTTCTTCAACTGGGATACCAATATCTCCATTATTATAAACACTAATAAATCCTTCGTCGCTATTATATTCAACTTTGATTGTATCACAAGACGGATCATTAATTGACGCATCTCTCGCATTAACAATTAATTCATCAAATGTTTTTAAAAATCCTGGAGTAAATGTAATATTTTTATTCATCATAATATTTTTATTTTTAGAATAAATCCACATATTATCTGTTGTTGGTTCAATATCTCCAACATATGTATCTGGACGAATTAAAACATGTTCTCTTGGTGTTTTCTTATCATATCGTTCTGCTTCTGATTTAACACTATTTTCGATTTCTGATGATTCAGATAATTCTGATGATTCGGATGATTTTGATGATTCTGATGATTTAGGCATTATTTGATACTACAAAAAGAAGATTCTTTATATATTTTTATCAATTTTTTATAAAAAGTCTTTAAAAAAGTCCTTAAAAAGTCCTTAAAAAGTCTTTAAAAAGTCTTTAAAAAAGTCCTTAAAAAGTCCTTAAAAAGTCCTTAAAAAGTCTTTAAAAAGTCCTATTTTAATAAATAATCATTATTTTTATATAATTATTTATAATGGCATCACTATTACATAATATATCGTTAATTTTATTGAGTACTGGATTTTTATTAACAATTATTTACTTTACAATATTTATAACAAAACAAAATATAAAACAAACTTGTAGTAATAATAATAATAATAATAATAATAATAATATAAAATCAATATATGATGAAAGACCATCAATTGTATTTGCAGATATGTTTCAAAGAAAATCACTTTTTTTATAAATAAATCTTTGAAACAGTATATGAAAAAATGAAATTTTAATATATAAACAATATATATTATTTATATATTAATGTCAATAAATCGAATTATTATAAATGAATTTAGTAGATTGATTAAATTTAAACAATCAGAAAAAACAGATAATGTTTTTAGATTAAAACAACTTTATAATATATTAAAAATAATAACAGATTATGAGTATGAATTAACAGAAAGTAATATAGATACTTTTGCAAAAAAACCAGGTATTGGAAAAAGTACAATAACAAGAATAAAAGAAATTTTAGAAAACGGTAAATTAAAAGAACTTTGTGAATATACAGAAGTTATTGATAAAAACGAAGAATTAATAAAAGAATTTGAAACAATTGTTGGTGTTGGGCGAAGTACTGCTCTTAAATTTATTGAAGATAAAATAACATCTGTTAAAGATCTTAAACAAAAAATAAAAAGTAATAAATATCAAGTTAATGATAAAATTAAAATAGGTATTAAATATTATAATAAATTTGAGGATAATATTCCAAGAAAAGAAATTAATAGTGTAAATAAATTATTAAAATCAATTGTTAAAAAAATGAACGAAAATGAAAAGAAAAATGAAAAATATATTTTTGAAATATGTGGTTCATATCGAAGAGCATTACCATTTAGTGGAGATATTGATATTTTATTAAGTAAATTAAATACGAATACTGATGATGAAAAACAAAATCATTTAAAAAAATTTGTAAAAATATTAAAAGAACCACATATTGATAATAATAACGAACCATTATTGATTGATGATATTACGAATAAAGATTATAAAACAAAATACATGGGATTTTCAAAATATAACACAAATCCTTTTAGAAGAATTGATATTAGATATGTGAGTCATGATGTTTATTATCCTACTTTATTATATTTTACTGGATCTGCTAAATTAAATATCAATATGAGAAAAATTGCTGAAAACATGGGATTAAAATTATCAGAATATGGATTAACAAAAACAGATGGTAGTAAATTATTAATAACATCAGAAGAAGATATATTTAAGATTTTAAAAATAGAATATCTCCCTCCTAAATTACGAGATTTATAGTTTTATATTAAAAAAATATTGTTTAATTTTTTTAGTATGTTTATTTTCTACATTAATAATAATGTCAAATTCAAAATCAAAATCAATTATTAATTTAGAACAAAATGGTAGGTTATTTCCAATTTGGATTATGGAAAATTTCAAAAAATATATATTACCAGAAATTATTCATAAAGAAAACGAAGATCCTTGTAATGAAAAAATATTAGAAGGAGTAACACTTTATCAAGAATTTATTGGACAGTATTTAAATTATCTGTCACCTTTTAAAGATATTTTAATTTATCATGGTGTTGGTTCTGGTAAAACCAATACGGCAATCAATATTTATAATATTTTATTTAATTATACACCAAAATGGAATGTTTTTATATTAATACCTGCATCTTTACATGATGACCCTTGGTTAAAAGATATTAAACGTTGGATGAGAAAAGATAATTATGAAGAACGATTTTCTAATATTATATTTGTTCATTATGATTCCCCATATGCAGATAGAGATTTTTTAGACAAAGTTAAAGGGGTTGATTCAAGTAAAATGAATATATATATAATTGATGAAGTACATAGATTTATTAATAATGTATATAATAATATTTCAAGTAAAAAAGGCAAACGTGCTCAAATTATTTATGATTATATACAACAAGAAAAAAAAGAAAATCACAATACTAGGATTATATTATTATCTGCAACACCTGTTGTTAATATCCCATTTGAATTTGCATTAATTTATAATCTATTACGACCAGGGATATTTCCATCATCCGAAGCAATATTTGAACAATTATTTATTAGTTCATCAAATTTTGCATCATTAAATGCAAATACTAAAAATATATTTCAAAGAAGAATTATGGGATTAACATCATATTATATTGGAGCAACTCCAGATAAATATGCACAAAAAACAGTTCATTATTTAAATATTCCAATGAGTAAATATCATGAAGAAATATATAATTTTTATGAAGCAAAAGAAGAATTATTAGAAAAACAAATGATGCAAATGTCTCGAGGTAAAGTCGGAGATTCAATGTCAACCTATGCGTCGTATACAAGACAATCTGCTAATTTTGTATTCCCAAACATTTCTGAAAAAGTAAATGGAGAATCTAGACCACGTCCAGGTATGTTTAAAAATAAGGACGAAATACTTGATGAAGAACAGAATATTGATAAAAAAACACAATTAATTAAAGCAAATGATGCAGCTGTTAAATATACACAAGCAACTAGATCATATGTTAATAGTTTTATTAATTATTTAAAAGATATATTAAGAGAGGATGAAAAAAATAACCATACATTAGATGATGATGTTAAAAAATGCCATGATAAATATAATATGTCTTTTACAAAATTTATAGAAAGTTCTGATAAAAAATCCAAATTATTAAAAACAATGCATACATGCAGTCCGAAAATGATTAGAATTATTTTTAATATTCTTAAAACAAAAGGTACCGTTATGATATATTCAAATTATGTCAGAATGGAAGGATTAGAATTATTAAAAGTATATTTAAGTTTTTTTAGTTTTATTGATATTGAATCAGATACTTGTTTTGATAAAAACAAGTTAGAACCGAAAATAAAATTAAAAAAAGATGGATTAAGATGGTGTGAATTCCATGGAGGTATTGATAAAGTCGTTAGAAAAATTAATAAAAATATTTTTAATAAATCTGATAATAAATATGGTAAATATTGTAAAATTTTTATGATTTCACCTGCAGGTGTTGAAGGTATTAATTTAAGTAATGTTAGACAAGTACATATTTTAGAACCATATTGGCACGAAGTTCGTATTGAACAAGTTATAGGAAGAGCTTTACGTTATTGTCATCACAAAGATTTACCATTAGAAGAACGAAAAGTAGATGTGTTTAGATATAAAATAATTAGAACAAATGGAAAAATTACAACTGATGAAATAATGGAAGATATATCTCGTAAAAAAAATAATTTACTATTATCATTTATTGAAGCAGTTAAAGAAGGAGCTATAGATTGTGAATTATTCAAAGCCCATAACATGATGGGTTCTAAATATAAATGTTTTCAATTTAATGAAGATTCATTATTTGACAAACCAATTGGTTCAGCATATCAAACTAATATAGAATATGATTTAAAAACAGATAATGGTTCGAATTCAAAAGATTCAAATCGTGTTAAAATTAAAGTAATAAAAATTAAAGCAGTTAAAAAAATAGACGATGTATCATATTCTAAAGATTATGATGTTTGGTTAAATGAATTAACTGGAATTGTATACGATGATGTGCTCGATTATCCAATTGGTAAAATTAATAAAGATGAACATAATAATTTTCAAATGTTAGAGAGTAATATTTATATTATTAGTGATGTTATTGAAATACCACTTGTTAAATTAAGATAATTTTGCTAAATTTCTAAGATTACTAAATGATGCTTGTTGCCCCATACCCATTTGTTGTTGGTCCATTTGTTGTCCCATACCCATTTGTTGTCCCATACCCATTTGTTGTTGGTCCATTTGTTGTCCCATACCCATTTGTTGTTGGACCATACCCATTTGTTGTTGGGTCATTTGTTGTTGGGTCATTTGTTGTTGGTCCAATTGTTGCCCCATACCCATTTGTTGTTGGTCCAATTGTTGCCCCATACCCATTTGTTGTTGGTCCATTTGTTGTCCCATACCCATTTGTTGTCCCATACCCATGTGTTGTCCCATACCCATTTGTTGTCCCATACCCATGTGTTGTCCCATACCCATTTGTTGTCCCATACCCATGTGTGGATTATATTCATTACCAGAATTCATTTGATTACCTATAATCATACCACTTTGTTTGTTAGATGATTGAGGATTTGATACCATCATATTAACCATTGAACTATCAATTCCCATCATATTTTGTTGTTCAAGTATATTTTGTGGTCCCATCATATTTTGTGGTCCCATCATGTTTTGTGGTCCCATCATGTTTTGTGGTCCCATCATATTTTGTGGTCCCATCATATTTTGATGACCCATCATGTTTTGATGTTTATTATGTCTAGTTGTTTTTGACATACTCAAGCTTGTGCTATTATCTGAATTTATTAAACTTAACATATTTTCAGTAGAATTTGAAGAATCTGAATCATTTATATTTTTGATAAATCTTTTTCCATTAAAAGTATTTTTACCCATATAATATTATTAAGAAATTTTTTATAATTTTATAATAAAAATTTTTAAAGTTCTTTTATTATAAATTTCTTTATTTCTTTTATTATTTCTTTATTTTATTTAATTATTTCTTTATTTATTTTATTTTTTGTAATTTCCTTTTTAATTTTTTCCATTTGTGATTTTAATTTTTTATTATCATCAATGATTTCTTGAAGTTGTTTTTGAAGTTGTGATTTTTCTCGAACGGTTGATAATGATTCTTTTTTAATTTTATCTATTTGTGATTTTAATTTTTTATTAGTTTCAACACTTTCTTTAAAGTTTTTTTGAAGTTCTAAATTTGAATTGGTTGTTGTTGATTCATTATTTTCAGATATTAATTCGTTTTTAATTTCTGTTTTTAATTCTTCTTTTAATTCTGCATTTGTCATTTTTATCCAAAATACTGTATTTTTAATTTGAACACACCAACTTATAGTTCCGTTTGAAACCATACAAAATCTATTTTCAGGATCAATCTTAGTTATTGTACCACCTAATCTAAATTGCATTTCTTTTGATTTTACATTTTTTGAAAAATATCTAATATGTGAATTAATTAAAATTTCTTTAATATCTTTAACTTCTTTATATTCTTTAAGTTGTTTCTTAATATCTTGATTAGTTAAATTGTCTTGATATGTTTTTGGTGGTCTTGAATAATCAGTTTTATTTATTTGTCTTGGAGGCATACTATAATTATTATTATAACATAATCTTTATATTATTTTTATATAAAGATTATATAACTTTATTAATTAATTAAATGGATGAAGAATTATGTTGGTATAAAAAATATAGTTTAATTAATAATAACACAAATCCAAAACTTTCAGGATATATTAATAAATTATCGAATAAAGTGATTGAAAAAACAATTGAAGTTAAAATTAATCAAATAGAAACAGATTATCAAACAAAATTATTTAAACTTGATGAATTATGTAAAAATTCCAAAGAAATTATAGAATTAAAATCAAGATCAAGTTTGGTTATTTTACAAAAAGAATTAGATATTATTAAATTAATAACAAAATATACATTACAAAATAAAAATATTGATTATGATTTTATCATAAATTCTTTGAACATATTGTTTGAACTTAGCGAAGCCTTAAGAATTCGATTAGGACAAAAAGAATATGATAAAATACAACAATTATCTAATAATAATATTTCAAGATGTTCATATAAATTTTGTTGTTATCAAGATAATTGCACATATAATTATAATTTTAACATAAAAAATATTTGTAATCAAGACCATTATGTCCATAACATGGTATCACTTGATTTAAAATTATTAATTGATTATATTAAAATAAAATATGAAAAAACAAAAATTGTGTTACATAATAAAGAAATTCTTAAAACAATTAATACATTAAGTTTTGTAATCGAACACATGGAGAAAGAATTGAGAAATAAATGTATATATTTACTTGACACTGAAATAGAAACTTGTCATAAATTAAAAAAAATAATGCGTCCCCAAAAAAATAATTAATTTTCAATATCACAAAAAATACATTATTAATATCTAAAAATTAATTTTTAGATATTAATCATTTAAAAATATTATCTAACTTTTATAAATGAATTATTGTTCAATAGATGATGCTTGGGGTGATGGTAAAATAACAAATCAGTTTCAAAAATATATGAATGATGATGTTGTAGTAGAACCTATTAAAAAAATAAATCAAGAACCAGTTAAAAATACATGTATTGCGTCAGAAAATAATATTGAAAAATTCACAAATAATAACACCAATAATCACACCATTAATCACACACAATTAACGTGTGATGATGTTTTTAATCATATACATACATGTAAATATTGTTATAACCGATTGTATTATAAATTTAATGTGCCTCATAAAAATGATGTTATTAATAATTTATATAATATTATTAATAACAATAAAGATACAATTGTAATAATATTAATTGGATTTTTTATTGTATTGTTTTTAAAACTTGTTAATGATGTTACAAATAAATAAATTATTTTATAGGTTTCCAATTTATTAATATTATATTATCAATATATAATTCAGTTTTAAAACCATTTTCTTTTAATTTTTTATCAATATATAAATAACATTCTCCAATTGAATAAGTTGGATATCCAATTAAAAAATATGGTATTTGATAATATGTTGAATAAAGATTAATATTACTTGAAAAGGTTATTTTATTTTCAATATTTGCATATATTTTATCAAATATAATATATTTTTTATTTTCTTTACTTTGTTGTTGTTTAACTAAATCTGTTGCTTTTACCATTAAAATAACAAAGATTTTATTATTTAAAGAAAAAAAAACTTTATAAAATAATTATTAATAAATGAATTACGATACATTATGTTTTAGTTCAGGTGGAACTGCTGGAATTTCATATATTGGAGCTATTGCTTGTTTAATAAAATCAAAAATATTAAATTTAAATACAATTAAAAAATATGTTGGAACATCCATTGGTGCAATATTTTTATTTTTTATTTTATTAGATTATTCGATATTAGAAATTAATAATATTGTAATTGATTATGATTTAAAATGTTTACAAGGTGATATTACCATTGACGAGGTATTACAAAAACATGGTTTTTGTAATGGCGATAACTTGGTATCTTTTTTAAAAAATATCTTGAAAAAAAAAAAAAATATAAATGATATTACATTTTATGATTTATATAATAAATATAATAAAAATTTTATAGTTATTGGAACAAATTTATCAAATGGAACAGAAGAAGCTTTTAATTATATTAATAATCCAAATATGTCAGTAATATTAGCGATTAGAATATCTGTGTCATTACCAGCTGTTTTTACACCAGTATTATATAATAATAATTATTATGTTGATGGTGGTTTAAAAAATACATTTCCTATTAATTATTGTGATCAAAAAACAACACTTGCAATAAACTTGCCATATTCATCAAAATATGAGGTAAATAATATCTTTGATGTATGTATAAATTCTATGCAAATTGCGTTAAAATCTATATCAACCAAAAATAATTATATTGATAATCATAATATAATTAATGTTAATAGTCTTGAAGGTTACTCATTTTTTAATTTTGACATAACAACAAAAGATAAAATTAAATTTATTATTGTTGGATGGAATCATACATTAGAACATATAAATAATAATAAAAAATATTATGTATCAGCTTTAGTTGATGATATGAAACCAGCGTCTTTATTGTGTGATATTAATTATTCTTTTTAAATTATTCTTTTATAGATAATGAATAATTCGTATTAAAGATATTTGTTAAATTATTATATTCTTTTATTTTATCAATATGTGGTATTGTTTCATCAACATTTAACACGGGATGTAATGAAAATGCTTTATCTAAATTTGAATAATTCGAATTATTATTAAGTTCTGAATCTTCGATGTATAATTTATTTATGTCTGTTAAACAAGAATAATTTCCATTATTTAATTCTAATAAATCTAGTGGTAAATCAGAATATTCTATAATTTGTGATTTATATGTACCATCTATTTTATTATTTTCAAATTTATGATTAAAATCATCACCATCTTTAAATATTTCTTTATTTATTTGAAAATCTGGACGATCTCTATTTTCTTTTATTTTATTTATCAAGGTAGGATCTACCATAGAATCAATAGATTTATAACCATGACTATTATTTAATTTTTCAAATTTTTTATTAAATAATAAAATACGTTCTTCTTTAGTTATTTCTTCTTCATCACTTGATTCTTCTTTTATAGATTTATTAAAATTGTTCTTTAATTCTGAATACGTAGTCGTTTTATCTTCAATAAAACTATCATATATTTTTCTTGATTCTTTATTAAGTAAAATTTTTTTTGCTAAAACTATGTGATAATATATTTCTTCTTCTAATTTTGTATTTTTATCTGGGTGATAATTTTTAATAACTTTCATAAAACTTTTTTTAATTTTTAATTCTTCATCGTTCTTGTTTACATTTAATATTTCGTATAAATTATATTTAATATTATTTAAATCAATATCAATATTATTTTTTGACATCAGTATTATTATTATATAATAAAAAATGTTTAAATAGTTTTAAATATTTTTTTTTATTATATAATATATGGTCGAAATTAATGAGAAAATTGAAGCAAGTTTAATGATTGCATCATATTTAGAAACAATTGGATTTAAAAATGGGTATTGGGAATTTAATTTTAATATTGATATCAAAGATAAAAATATGTATTTAAAAATATGGACATATTTATATCATAATTTTATGATATTGGGTGGTTCTAATATTGATGTTACGCATTTTAATTCATCTGATGATACAATTTTAATATTAGCTACATGTAAAGCTGTTATTGAAAATGGGGGTGAAAAAATATATACAAAAAAATATCTTGATTATTTTGATTTATTATCACAAGATAAAAGAGGACCTGGAGTAACAACTATTAATAGTTTAAAATTATTAAAACAAGGTGTTGTTATTAATACATTACCAATTACATCAAAAATGGGTGGAAATGGTGCTGCAATGAGAACAGGTCCAATTGGACTTAGATGGTATAAAAATATAGAAAAAGTTATTGATGAATCTATAATAGCATCAAAATTAACACATAATTATTATATAGGATTTTTAGGTGGTGTTATAACTGCTCTTTTTACTGCATTTGCAATGAATAATATAGAACCATGGAAATGGTGTGATAAATTAATTAAATTATATGATGATAAAATAATTCATAAATATTATTTAAAAGATAAAAAACATAAACTCGAAGATCTTGATAATTTTATTGGATATTGGAAAAAATATAAAGAAACAAGACTTTCTAAAATAATTAATAAAAATACATCTACAAATTTTATTTATCCTGGAGAACGAACAGAATTTATATTAGGTTTTTCGCCAGATAGTAAAATAAAAAAACAATTATCAGAAGGAAAACATTTTGATAATATAGAAAATATTAGTTGGGATAAAATAGGTGCAACAGGATTAGATTGTTGTATTTATGCATATGATTGTTTATTATTATCAATGAATACTCCTGGTTCAACAAAAATAGATTTTAATAATATAAGTTATAGTTGGGATTCTTTTGTTGCATTGGTTGCAATACATCCTGGGGATAGTGATACTACTGCTGCAGTTGGTGGAACGTGGTATGGTGCATTATTGGGATATAGTGGGGTTGATCCAAATAGAATGAAACAATTAGAGTTTTATCAAGAAATTAAAAAAGTATCAAACAATTTAAAAGAAATCATTTAATTTATCTCATTATACAGATAATTTTGAAATATGTTCATTCAGTACAGATTTTAAACCATCTACAGTACGATCACCTTCATACATGGTACGTTGCCCATTTACATTAAAAATAACAGTTGGATATCCTTTAACATGATACTCTGCACAAAGACTTTGATTACATTCCTTGTCGCATTTTACATCAATTGCTTTTACAAAACTATTTATATTTGTATCATTTGATACAACATCTGTAAATTTATCCCATTCCTCTTGAAATTTTATAGACCACCCACAATTAAATGTGTTAAAATTATATATTTTTACGGATGGGACAGCTGGTGGTGGAGATGGGTCAGATGCTGGTGGTGTTGGAGATGGGTCAGATGCTGGTGGTGTTGGAGATGGAACTACTTGTATAGGTAATGCTGATGGAGCATTGTTAATTGGTTCATATATTGCATATTGATCATTAGAGTTTTCAAGTACATTACACGAGTTTATTGTTGATTCACCAACTATTGGTTGTTCTACAACACGCGATAATTCACTAACATTAGGTTGTTCAACAATAGGTGCTACATTAGGTTGTTCAACAATTGGTGCTACATTAGGTTGTTCAACAATAGGTGCTACATTAGGTTGTTCAACAATAGGTGTTACATCAGATGTAGCTGATTCATCGCTAGAAGCTAATTTATCAAGTGTAGATTGTTCATCAATACTGTTTGGTAAAATTGTATCAAGTATGTTTTTTTTATCACATGCAAAAGATTCAAATATATTTTTATCTTTTTGTAATAATATAATAATAATAATTACAACAATGACAACAAGTATAATTAATATAATATTTACTGCCGAACAAGGCAAACACGTTGTTAGTAATGTTGGTAATTTTAATGGTGGTAATTTTAATGTTGGTAATTTTGGTAATTTAAAAGTCATAGTTGTCATATATATTATAATAGAAATAATATTTTTAAATATTATTATAAAAATAATATTTAAAAATATTATTTTAAAAATATTATTTTCTATTATAATATATATATATAAATGACAACAATTAAAACTTTATTAAGTCGTGAAAAAGACATTCGTGTGAATATGTTTTTTAAGGCAGCTAGAGAATCATTATCACAACATAAAGATCGATCAAACATAACTCATCGTACCCCTCTTTTTGATATGAACCGTGATGATGTTGTGTTAAAATATTTTCAAAATAAGAATTTTAATGCTGGCAATGATAACGATGATAATTTTAACGCGGAATGGGTAACATTTATGATGGATGTGTTAACAGTTGTCATATCTTCATCTCCTTCAAAAGATGAAGTTGTAAAACTATTAAAAAGTCCAAGTTCAAGTTCTAATGACAATATCATTTTAAATATATTTTATGGGGAGGATGGGGTTAATAAGGCCAAGGATCTCATATTAGGATCACTTTTTGGATCAGGAGAAGTACTATGCGAAGGTCCTATAAAAAATTTTAAACAATTAAGATGCAAAATAAATAAAGATTACAAAATAGCTACTACAAAATATTCTGATGAATACATGTTTAGTTATGATACTGGTAAATTTCTTATTAAATTAGGTGAAGAAACAGCTAGAAAAGACGATGAAACCCCAAGTCCTGATTTTTGGAAGGATATTGATGTAAAACAAAAACTCTATGAAAGAGACGAAAACGGCGTTCTTTTAAAAAGATACGGTAAGAATCTTGAAAAAATTAAGAAGAGCGACGCAGATCACACCTACGAAAAATTGGGTTTAAACCCAAAAAAGGGCGAGACTGATGGGGATCAAATAAAATCATGCACAGGCTATATTAATGATTGTTTGATTGGCAAGGATTTGGGAAAATGTAAAGCTTTCTTAATGGATATAACAGGAGAACAAATTAAACAGGATATTAAAGATATGAATCCTCAATATTTAGAGCATACTATTTCCGCTCTCAAATTACCAAAAAAATCTGCAATGAATTATGTTGTCGATATGGAATTAATTGAAGTTTGTTCATTTGACGATTGGATTGAATCTTTACATTCAAAAAACGAACTTGATCATAAGGACATTGAATTAATTCGTAAGAATCGTATATTAAGAAATTATATAGATATCTTAACATCATTTGTTAATGGAGAACCATCGATACTTAACAAAAATTATACTTTAAATACTAGCAATGTTATAAATCCAGAAATGTTCAAGTCAACAATTTTCCAGTCATATGGATTAATCCCAAATTATCCACAAAATTATCAAGTACAGGCTACCGATATCAATCCAACACAGTTGACTTCTTTATCGATCGAAAGATTAGTCAAAGTATTGCATGAGAATCGCAATCAATATCATGTAATATTACCATTGAGTTATGATACGCAATCTGGAGGTGCTTTACATAATAGGGTACTTGACCCCCATAACAATACACAAAAACAAACTGGTGTTTTATTGGGCGAGCATTTCACAAAACTAGTTGCTGGATTAGCTGCACAAGGAAAAGTATTATCAACGGGAGATACTGACAATATTAAAGATCATATTATAAAAATTATTCAATCTGAGAAAGCATTATTAAAATCATTAACATATATAAATGAGTATGTAGATTTACTTAATTCTTCAGGAGATAATAGCACCATTAAAAATATTAATTTGGATTATCTTAAACAATATGTTGATGTTCATACATTAAAATCCGATAAACTTTTTATTAAACAAATAAATGCAACAACATTGATGAAAACAATTTTAGAAGCAATACAATAAATAATTTAGTAATATTAATAAAAAATAAATATAATAATATTTATTTTTTATATTTAATATAAAGATGAAATTATATATAGTAATAATATAATGGGTTTAGGTCTTTTAATATTAGTTTCAATTGGTAAAGAAAATATTTATTTATCAGCACAACCAGAAATTACATTTTTTAAAATAGCATATAAACGTCATACAAATTTTTCTATTGAATCTATTCCTCAATATTTTAAAAATGTTCCTGATTTTGGTTCAAAATCAACATTAAATATTGCAAAAAATGCAGATTTATTAGGGTCAATGTATTTATATATTAAATTACCTAATATTCAAATGGAAAATTTTACTAATACAAATAATACAAGTAAATTTGCATGGGTTAAAAAAATTGGATTAGCAATAATTGATTATGTCGAAATTGAAATAGGTGGATATGTAATAGACCGTCAATATGGTGATTGGCTTAATATTTGGTATGAAATAACTCGTGATATATCAACGTATAAAAGTTATAATAAAATGATTGGTAATGTTCCAGAATTATACGAGTATTCACAAACAAAAAATGCAACTATATTATATATTCCATTTGCATTTTGGTTTTGTTTAAACAATGGATTATCATTACCTTTAATTGCTCTTGATAATAATGAAGTAAAAATAAATATTCAATATAATGATATTAATTCATGTTATAATATATCTCCATCTCATTTTATTAATACTACAAATAATATATGTATTTATAAAACTGGAGAATATTTTTATCAAAATTATCAAAATAATAAAATAGTTGGTGAATTTATTTATTTTGATGCAATCAATAAAACCCTTTATTATAATCCAATAAAAGGAACTTTTGTTATTCCTCCATTAAACAACACATCGTCAAGTTATAATTTAATTGGGTATAATAGTCAATACGTAATTAATATAACACCTGATACACATATTATAAAAAATGATGATTATTTTAAATTTAATAAACCATCATTAATATCATCATTTATTTTAGTTGATTATATTTATTTAGATAATTATGAAAGAGAAAAATTTTTAAATACAACACACGAATATTTAATCCCAACAATACAAACATTATCAGAACAAATAATTTATTCTATGAATTTTAGTTATAAATTACCATTAATAAATCCCGTAAAATTATTAGTTTGGAGGGCATTATTAGTATCAAATGATAATAATAATGATCATTTTAATTATACAACAATACCATTTTCAGATACAAAAGAAAATATTATTATTAAAAATTTATTAATAATTAATTCAATAAAACGTATGGAATTAGATAGTATTGAATATTATACATATGTTCCAAGATATCAATATAATTTAGGAAATGAAAGTGGTGTGTATATGTATTCATTTTCATTAGATCCAAAAAACCCAGATCCAACAGGGTCAATAAATTTTGGTAGGATAGACGATGCTTATATTCAATTAAAAATAAATAAAATAATAAATTATCAAAATCCTATATTATTTAAATGTTATGCAATACAATATATTTTATTTAAAGTTGAAAATGGTATTGGTGTATCTGGATTTTAATAATATTATTAAATCCATGCTAAACTTCCAATTCCGCTCATAATTCTTATTATATTATATTCTTTAACAACCATATTTAATAAATATGGATTATTATTTACTTGATTATTTGAATTAATATTTAATATTACATCACTACTATTTGCGAAATTTAAATGTCCGCTGTGTTGGTCTTCTCGTGGATATAATGAAAAGGTATATGTATAATAACCAATTGGTAAACTATTTTTAAATTTAATGTATGGAATTACACTATTATAATATACATCATCTCTCATTGCAAATAAATCTTTCCCATGCATATTAATTGACAATGTTTCTAATGGTGATATTTTATTGATTACTAATTTATTTGAATATTCATATTGTAGGTAAGTTCTAATAATTTTATTTTGTTTATCTATTGATACTTTTGATAAATATTTATATTGATAATACATTAAATATTTTAATAATTTAATATCTAAATAAGGTATTTGGTTATATAATAATTCAATTATATCACTTTCACCAGTTGTATTATAATTATTTAATTCAATCATATTAATTTTAATAATTTCAATATCGTTCATATAATTTGACTGATCTATTGATGTATATACATTATTAATAATAAATAAATTATAATATTCAAGTGCTATTGTATATCTTTTATATTTATAATCATATTTGTCAATTTTTTCAACGTAATAATTTAAATTAGTACTTAATATTTTTGAAATTAAATAAATATCTTTAATTAAACCAGATAAAAATGTAGACACATTACTTGATTCTTGTTTTATAAGATACTCGTTTGGATATATTTTATAACGTTCAATTATATATTCATGACTATATGATGCAAATAAGTTTCTTTCAATTGTATCTAATAAAACAAAATCTGTTATTAATGTTATTTTAATATTAGGTATTGTAGAAAAACTATAATCCCCAGATAAATCATTTGATATAAATGTTTCTAAATCATTTAATTTATATTTTAATATAATATCAGTATGTGGTAATGCAATTGACGGAATTGTTAATCCAGGTTTATTACAAAACCAAAAAATTAAAGGCATATATAATTGCCAAGATGTTCCAGTAAATCTTATTTGTGTCATATTTACAAGTTGTTGTCTTTGATTTTCTGTTAAATACAAGTTTTTATTAATATTAATAACATCTTCATTAATTTCTTCTAATAACTGATCATTAAAGTATAAACTATATGAATTAAATAACTTGCTATAATCATTAAAAATAGGTGTTTCAATAGTTGTATTATTTATTATAGTAGATTGTTGTTCTCTTTTCATTTGTTCATTTTTAATAAATTCATCACCATCATATAAATTTGTAATATTATAACTTTCATATGTAATTAAATAAAACTTGTTATAATTAGATAATGTTATTTGAGAATTATACTCATGCATTGAATTATTCATAAATAAGAAAACACTTGTCAATGAAACTTGTTTATAAAAATCTCCATACTGTAATGATTTTTGATAATATTGAATATCATTAATTATATAAATAATATCATTATCATTTATAATATAAGAATAATCTAAATCTATATTTATTTGTTCGCTTAGAGATATTATATAATATTTAAAAGTATCATGATATTCATCATAAATTTTTCCATTATATGTAATACCATTATTAAATAAAGCAATGGTATTATTTAAACCATTATATTTTTTCATAAATCCAGTATCACTTGTTAATTCTTCTGTATTAATTATATATAAATATTCATCAAATTCCTTTCTAGATGGCGAATATGGTATCATATAAAAATTATCATTTTTACTATATTGTAACTCTTTTGTATATGTAATATTAAAAATAGTATTTAATAATGGAATCATTAATACACTATTATCTGTTTCAATATAATATTGTTTAAAATAAATAGAGGATAATTCATTTATTTCTATAATTTCAGATTCACTTAATTCCATAATAATAGTATTGGAACTAAATATAAATAATGATGAATCAATTTTAAAAGTATGTATTACATAGTGATAATTATTTGTTTTATTTAATATAAAATCCGTTGGGATTGTAAAACTTAATTTAGAGTTTAAAATAGTAAAGTCTGTGATTTCCCATTCATTTTTTTGAACAAATAAAATTTTTGTATATAAATCATCATTTGTATATAATGTTTTTGTTGTAAAAAATGTCTGTGTATCAATATTATTTATATATATAGCTGTTCTATCAGTTGTATTATCTTCTAATTCATATGTATTACTAATGGTATCAAATGTTGTATCGTATAAATAAATAGTTGTTAAAGTTGTTCTTGGAATTATTAAATTAAAATAATATAAATATTCAAATGTATTTTCAATTGTTAATATGTCATTTATAGAGTTCTCGCCTAATCTTTTGTTATAATTTATAATATTATAATTTGGTTGAACATCGGATATATTAATTTGTGGGTCTGTTTCAATATAATATTGATTAAATTCAAACGTATTTCCAATAATTGCATCGTCTGATATTTGTACTGTGATATCATATGTATTGTTAAAAAATATATTTGTTACAAGATATTCATTCACTTTATATATTGTTTTAGTTGTATCTAAAATAAAATTATTAGGTTTTAAAAATATAATAACAGTTCCTGATAATACAACATCAACTGGGTCTGGTTTATAAAACACAGATACATTCCATATATTATGTTGAATTAATCCAATATTATTTAATTGATAATTATTGTATAAAATTGGATAATTAAAAAATGTTCGAGTTCCTGATATAGATGTTTTTTGTTTAAAATATGATGATGTTTTATTTTTTGATATAATATTTATAAAATATACATCATTATTATAAATATCAATATTAATATCAATTGTGAAAAGATATATTACGGTTGATGATATGGATGGATGTATAAAATTAAAATAATAAGAATAATAACTTATTGAATTATAATCTGATTCATTATAATAAAAAATAATATTATATGGATCCACTATATATACATTTATGGGTATTATACTTGTTTGATCATTTGAATTAATAATATTAAATTCAAAATAATTTGGATTATAAATATCATCATTTATTATTGTATTTAATTCATATGAACTCGCTGTTTGTTGTAGATTAATAATATTGTCAATATTAAATAAGGTAATAATTGTTATTGTTGAAAAAGATTCTATAATATCAGTACTATCAATATAATATCCATTTTCATCGTTTTTTAAATTATATATATTTGAATTATTTTTAAGCATTGTTTTATCTTCAATAAAATTAAAATTAGTTAAATTAAATTCAATATATTGAAAAGTATTATTAGTTGTAATACTGGTAATTTCAGTTATAGTATGTTGTTCTAAATAATTAGTTAATTCAAACTGTGATAAAATTTTAATTGATTGATTGTCTGAATCTTTTGATATTATTATAATTGGAAGGTTGTTATAATAAATATTATTAATATATTCATAATTTAAATCCAATGACGTAAAATAAATATCATATAATGTTCCAAGTAATGTTGATTTAATAAATTCAAAACTATTGAGTTCTTTAATAACAACAAAATCAGAATTTATTATATTATATTTTGAATAAAAATAAATTTGATTTTCTGTTAATCTTGTATAACTTATATTATTTACTGTATCAACAATATTAGCACCATTTAAAAAATCAAGTGAATAATTATTATGTTGTTTAATTATGTTAGATTTTGATACAAATGAATATGGTATTAATGGATTAATTATAATTTTACTTAATGTTGATTTTGGAATATTCGAATAAGGTTCATTTAATACAATCTTTGTAAAATTACTTTCTTTGTCTGGTTCAAGTTTATTAAAATCAACCTTCAAGTTGACTTTTGATATAATAAAACCCTGTAAATATTCTGTTGAACTTACTAAATTATCATTAGGATTTTCAAATGTAATATTATATTGTAATTGTTCAAAAGTATTTAAATTTTTAACAATGTCATTTGTATTAAAATTATTATCCCATATTTTGTTAATTATAAACTTTAATGGATTATTATATTCAGGGGTTTGTGTAAATGTTAAATTATTTGAAAAATTATTAATTAATTTAATTAGTTCATCCCCTAATTGTACCAAATATCTTAATAATTTATGTATATTAATACCAAAGTTTGTATTATTTATTTTATTGATCCAATAAAGTATTTGAATATTAATATTATTATAATTAGTCACGGACCTATAAACAACTTTATTTACACCATCATATGTAAATTCATTTGATATATAACCAGATATTTCATAAATTCCATCTATTAATATCAAATCAGGTGTTAAATCATTATTAAATATTATATTTGTTCCATTGAATACAATATCATATGAATATAAAAAATCATTAATATTTTGTTTTACATTCATAAAAAAATCAGGATTATTTAACCAATATCCTAAATTATTTAAAATTATTAATTCTATATCAATCATGCTATAATAATTTCCATTTTTTATATCTGAACTATTTATAGAGTTAATAAATGCCGTCAATATTATTATTTCATTATTTGTTAAATAACTAAAATCACTAATAATAGTATTACCAATTTCGCCTAATTCATCAATGTATCCCAATACTACTAATTTTTCTAATTTTGGTACTTTATTAATACTATTTAATAGAGACCACGATGCCCATGGTTTTAAATTATTATATATAGTATTATTATCTATTTTTGAATTGTTAAATAATAATATTTTCAATTCATTTATATTTGGAAATAATTTATGTGTATAAAGTATATCGTTTTTATCAATTTTATTCATTACTAATAATTTAATATCAGTATACATATTTGAAACATGTAATATATCATTATCAATGTCTTTAAGAGTTGTAATTACAAAATTTGAATTATTAATTTGTTCAATATCATATACAAATGAGTTAATTTTATATGTTTCATTAGTATTCAAAATTATATCATTAGTATTATTTAATAATTTATAATTATAATTATTTGTGTTATCAATGTTTGTTAATTGGATATTTTGAACAAGAATATCATTATTAATATTAGTTGTTTCAATACAATCATGAAGAACTGCAATATCATTAATTTGTATATTTGATTTTATATTTTGTTCATATTGCAATTTTACAATATAGTTTAAACTAATGGTATATATCACGTTAAAATTATTTGATAAATAATTATCCGATATTATATAATATTTGTTATCAATTTTACTAAATGAATAACTTGTTGATGATGTTTTATCAATATAAATAACATTATACATAGTTGTATCAATTATTTTTAATGTTGTGAATGTTATTTGTTGATTATATTTATTATCAATTATTTCTGGTGCACCTACTGTAATTATATCATAATTATAAATTAATTTACATTCATTTTTATTAACATATAACAAATGTCTTGACTGAGTTATAACAATATTTGAATAAGTAAAATCCCCAAATTTATTTATATTAATAGTTGGTAAATTATCTAATACACTCTCATAGCTTAAATTATTATTAGATGTAAAAACATTTGGTGTCGAATAAAAGAAAAGTTTATTTGGAAATATGATTTTCACTAAATGAACATAATTTTGATAATTTTCAAAATAAGTTATTAAATGATATGATCCAATCAACGTATCAAATTTAGATATTGTTCCATCACTATTTATTTGATACGAATTATAAAAATATATTGCTGAATAATTATCATTTATATTATTATCTATTTCATTTTGTTCTATTGATACACCGTATGTAAATATTATTTTCTTATTTAAAATTAATGTCTGGATTAATAATAATTTATCATCTTCAATTACATATCTTGTAACTTGTATAAATTGAGAAATATTATTTTTAAGACTATAAAAATTATAAGGTTGTATACAAAAATTACAATCCACCTTTTGATATAAATAATTATCATATTTATTTACAATACTTGGTGAAATAATCATTTTTATATTTTCAGTTGTTATATTCATATCATAAAGTAATGTAATGTAAAATATATCATTAACTTTTAGTAATGTTTTAATATTATTATATGTTCCATTAATTTTTACAGGTTGTAAATAATATAACTCAAATAAATAATCATTATCTGTTATTAATGAATTATTTACAATTTCGAAATTTAAATTAATTGAGCTGTATATAGTATCAATTTCAATTGCATGTTTATTATTAAATCCTATATTATTAATATTTATATTTATGTCCATATTTGGTGCTATATACATAATATTGTTATAATTTGAATTATACTTTGTTTTCCATACTTTTACTAATTGTCCGTTATAATCAGTAGATGTATCTGGTAATGTATTATTAATAATTTGTTGAATATTACTAGTTGGAAAATCATCTAAAATCAAAGTATCATAATCATCTATTGTTTCTGATAATATTTTTCCATCACTATCATAATATAATGGAACAATTTCAAATGGTTGATATGGTAAATAACAAACTAAAAAAGTATTAATTAAAATGGAACTTATTGAATCATTTAAATATATTTTATTATCAATAATTGCATTTATTTTTAATATTTGACTTGTTTCTTCAATGATAATATAATCAAATATTTTTAATTTTATAAAATTATCAAATAAATAAAGAACATTAGAATCTGATGTAAAGAATAAATTAAATTTTAAAGAATTTTTATTAAAGGTATTTATAACACTCGTTGATGAATTATTTTGTGTATTGACAGACATTTCATTTGTTGAATCATTAAATAATAATTCATATTGATCATGATTTGGTATTTTATAATACATCATGGTTTCTTGTTTAATTGATGGTATTATATTATTATCTTTAGCCATGTAATTTCCCAATGTATAATAACCAGTGTACATATATGTTAAAGTATTATTGCCTCTTAATATTGATAATTCATAAAAATCATTAAATACATTTAATCCATTTACAATAAAATAATTACCATCGAGTATTATAATCTCATTCATTTCTAAATATAATTTTGAATAAGATGTAATTTGATAATTTAAATTATCTATATTTATTAATGTAATATTATTATTTACAAATAATGGATAATTTATTGAAAAATAAATTGATAAAAATGAAATATCTGTATCGGTTAGTATAGAATAATAATTTGTATCAAACTCTGTTTTTAAATAAGGAATTATTACTTGTTTATTAGTTAATATTGATAAATATGATAATATATAATATATAATGTGTTTATTTAACAAAGATGTATTAGTTTCGTTATTTGAACGTGTTGATGAATTTTCATTGTTATTAATATTTACAAGTAATGCTTCAACAACTGGTTTAATATTATAAATTGAATTAAAATCTAACTCTTTAATTTGATAATCATTATTACCATATTCATTTGTATCTCTTGTATTTGTATAATATTTATATTTAAGTGTTGAATCTGTGGATATTGTATTATCAATAAATGATAATGATAATGATAAAGTATTATAAATAAATATATTTGGGACCGAAGTTATATATGTTGATGTAGTTATGGGTATATCTGAATTATATCCATATGGTTGATAATTAATATCAATCGAATTAAAATATGCATCATATAATAATTGGTAATTTTCTGTTGTATATAAAATAAAAAAGGTCCAAAAATATAATTTATATTTTATTCCATCTTGTGTTCTTGATAATTTCCAAAGCACTAATTCATTATTTGTGGGTGTATAGTTATTCAAAGATATGTTAACAGTACTACCAATAGTTTCTAAAATAATATTAGTTGATATAGTTTCGTATGTTCCATATGTATTATCAAGTGTTCCAATATTAAAATCACCAGTATCTAAATTGGTAATTATAAAAGGAAAAACTGTATAATTTCCATTTCCATTATTTATAACTGGATTATATGTATTAATTTCTGTGGTAACAACAACTGGATATATAATATATATAGCATCATATTGTAATAAAATTTTAACTATACATTCATTTGAATCATTTTGAAAATCAATATTTGTATTCATCGAATTATAAAATAAATTATAATATTTGGATTTACTAAAAACATTTTCATCATAATGATTTATATTTAATGTATTTGTTATATTTAGTAATAACCCATCAATATTATCTTCAGATGCTGTTATTGTTGTAGATATACTTAATAATTGTTGATTAGTTTTAAATAATCCACTATCAACTAACCATATTTCTGTAATACCATCAATAGAACTTAAATTAAAATAGGTTGATACACCATTTGCATACATTATATTTCCTGTTTCATAATAATAAATACACGAATTATCTGTTGTTTTAATTAAATAGTATGAATATTGTGGAATATCGCCTGTAAATGATATATTTTTAGAAATATCCATTGTCATTGAAACAGTATACTTTATTAAACCAAGATAATCTTTTGGTAATATAAAAGTATGATAATTACCATATGGTATGATTTTTGTGCTTATTTCATCCCGTGTTAACATATAATGAATATTTTGTTTTGTATCAATCAATAATACATAATTTGTTTTTGGTATATTATTTATTTTTTTTGTATAATCATTAAATGTATAATATGAATAAATTTCGTTATTTTGTATTATCATTGTTGGTATTAAATTAAATGTAATATTAGATTTTATTTTTATAACAATATATGTTTGTATATTATTATTAAAAACACTAAAATAACTACCATTAAATGTAACAGAATCTGATATATTAACAACCGTGTATTCGTTATAATAAACAGAAGAATCTTCTTCGTCATAATATATACTATTTTTATTTACTATTAACGGACTGGTAATATAATATCCAACTTCTTTGAATAATGTAATAGAATATTTAATAATTTCGGATGTATACATCCATGTTGAAACATCATCTTTTACTTTTTGATATAATATATTAATATCAACAATATTAATAATTTGGAAGGGTATTAATAATATTAAATTAATTGTAAAATCATCAATTATTATAATATCAACATTAACTAAATTTAAATTAATATAAATATTAGTATTTATATTTTCAGTAAAAACATGATTATTTCCAAAAACAACTTGAATTTTATATAAATATTTATACATGGTTTGTGATATACTAAAACTTGAATCTGTTTTTATAGTGATTTGGGTGTCTGTATAATCATTAAAAACATTAAAATAACTACCATTAAATGTAATAGAATCTGATATATTAATAACTGTTGATTCATTAAAATAAATAGGTTCTGTTGGATCATGTGTATTATCATAATATATATTATTTAGACCTATTAATAACGGAGTTGTATTATAATATTTAACCTCGTCGAATAATATAATAGAATATTCAGTAAATGAAATGTCATCATGTATTATTGTAGTTATATTATTTTGAGAATGTAATAATACTAAATTAATTGTATTTATATCAATTATTATAATATCAGCATTAACTTGAATTGAATCAATTAGAACATTAGTATTTATATTTTCTATAAATGTATGATTTTCTAATATAACTTGAATTTTATACAAATATTTATCCATAGTTGGGTCAATATAAAAGAAATCATTAGCATTATTTGTGTTGAATTCAACAGCTTTATCAACAATACTAATAGCTTCATCAGCTGCTTCATTAGCATCATCTGCTAATATAATTTTTTCATTAAGAATACCGAGTGTACGATTCATTTCATCAATAGCATCAATAGTTATTTGATCATAAAGAGTATTATTTGCTGTATTATAAACATCAACAGAGTTTGAAAATGCAGTATTTGCACTAGTTAATACATCAGCTGCAGTATTAGCAGCATCCGTAGCCCTAGTTTTAGCATCCACATTGGCATTATTGGTATTATTAACAGCACTAACAACATCATTAGCAGCATCATTAGCTAATTCAACAACAACCTGACTATCAGTAACAACATCAAGCGCTTCATTAGCAGCAATAACAGTGTTATTAGTATCAATAATAGCACCATCTGCCAAAGTCTTTGCATCATTAGCATTTACCACCACATTAGTTGCATTCAACGCAATAACAGTACTCTCGACAGCATCACCAATAGCATTCAATGCAATAGTTGCATTACCCTTAATATTATTAGCATTAATAACAGCATTAGCTGCATTCATTGCTGCATTAGTCGAAGAAACAGCTGTATCAGCTTTGGTAACTGCAATATCAATAAAACTAACAACATTAGCAGCTGCAGTTTTGGCAGCATTCGCATTAATAACAGCATTAGCTGCATTCATTGCTGCATTAGTTGAAGAAACAGCTGTATCAGCTTTGGTAACTGCAGTATCAATAGAACTAACAACATTTGCTGCTGCAGTTTTGGCAGCATTTGCATTAATAACAG